ATGCGCCATAGTGCATCAAATAGTAGGGAAGATTTAGGGAAGCTTGACGAGAAAATTAGGGAAGCAAATCAAACGCTTAGGCGGGTATCGATCCGAAGAAAGGGCGATCGTCTTTTTCTCAGGGCTACACTTCCAGACCAGAAAACAGGGAAAAACAAGCAACACGAAATAAAGACTGGCGCGCCAGCTACAATAACAGGATTGAGAGCCGCTAAGGCAAAGGCTGATCGATTATCAAGCGATCTGATTCTCGGATCGTTCCGATGGGAAGACTGGTTATCTCCTGAATCTGTTTCATCGGGAAATAGCTGCGGGGAATGGATCGAGAAGCTGACAAGCGACCACTGGAGTCGAGTCGAGCGAACCAAAAGCCGCGAGCGAAGCTTTCGGGAAGACTATCTGATTCCCTACTCGAAACTCCCATCAAACAAAGCTTTAACCGAGGATTTGTTGAGGGATACTCTCGTTCGAGAAACGAGTCCATCAATGGAAAAAACCCGTAACCGATATTGCTTGGCTTACACGAGACTTGCTCGGTTTGCTGGATTAGGAATAGATTTTAACGGGTATCGAGTGAGATACGAGCCGAAAGATCGCTATCTACCATCAGACAAGGAAATCGAAACGGCGATCGACGCTGTGAAAAATCCTGCGTGGATATGGATTGCTGGCATAATGGCCGCCTATGGATTAAGACCTCACGAACTTTTTCACCTCGATATGTCGGGGATGGGCGGTGAATTGCCGATTTTACGAATTCTACCAAGCACAAAGACGAAAGAACGGACAGTGTTGCCATGTCCTGCATCGTGGGTAGATCGATGGAACCTGCGGGAAAAGCATTGGCCAAGATTTATAGCCACACCAGAGACTCACGATAACAAAGACCTTGGGGCAAGGATAACGCCGGGGCTAAAGCGGAACGGAGTGAACTGGACAGCTTATGCTTTTCGAGATTGCTATGTTATCCGATTAGAAAAAGCAGGATGGCCGCCAAACCTTGCGGAGAAGATGGGCGGCCACAGTCGGGAAACAAGGAAAAAGTCTTATCTACGGCACGTCAACGATCGGGACTTAGTTGATGTGTTTCGTCGGTTAAACTTTTGACACTTCTTTAACTTCCCATTCTTCAACCATTGCAGCATTGTCCTCTACTAATAATGTCTCGTATTCGGAACTATTGTCGACCTCTAATAGAGATACGGAAATATTGCAAAATGCGTTTTCTGCCGCTTCAAGATTAGGAGCTTCAATAGTCACAATAACCTCGATTTGTATTGTTCCTTGAAACTGTTTGAGTTCAGGTTTAGATTGTTTTTTCTTAGGCATGATTTCCTCTTAATAATTCTTGCATTTTTTGCCAATTGTAGCGATAGCCTCGCTCACCGTGGATTTTGTAGTGTACGCCCTCTTTCGCTTGTTTTCGGTAGCGTTCGAGGGTAGAGCGAGAAATTTTAAGCTTCTCGCAACATTCTCGACTATCTACCCATTGATCAGATTTGAGTTCTAGATAGATTTCGGTCAATAGATTGACTTGGTTTTCTAGATGGTATATGCGTCGTTTTAAGTCTTCAATTTCGCTCATTTTCGGGACTCCATAAATCCCGAAAACTATTAAAAATAGCGGAACTTTAAAACGATCTCGATCACTTCCTGCGGACAAAGAACGCTACAAGTATTCCATCCTGAGCCGCCGACTGTAGCACGACCGCTCCATCCTTCTGCGTTCGGGTCACGAGCTTTTTCGGCTTCTGAAAGTGCGGAGTAAATTTCCTTTGTAAAGTCGATTCCTTCGGATTCAGGGTGATTAGGATTACAGGCGAGAGTGTACTTGTTGCCTACAAATTTGTTATCTACGATCACTTCTCGCTGGGTCAAAGTGTAGGGATAAATCTCGGAATAGTCACTATCACCGAGTAGGCGATCAATCGCTCGATACGCACAACGGGGATCGATGTAGGTTCCGCCTAATCCCGACATTGTGACTACGGCACAATCTTTATAAAAGTTGATACGTTTTTCCTCGATTAGTAGGTTTGTGTACTTTTCAACTTTTTCCCAGTATTCGGAAACTTTCGGGTGATCGCACGGCCAGTTATCTTTCCCCTCGACTGCTCGAACAAGATTCCAGAAAGACTTTTCAAAGGCACGGGACATAAAGTATTCTTTGTCCTCAATTGTCCACTGTCGGCGGTCTTTTGGCATATCGAGATCGATTGTAAATTCATCGCTATCGCATTTCATTCCCGCAACGCACTTAGCAGCAAAATCGGCGTACTCGGATAGTTCGGAGGGGACAGCAAGGTGATCACAGTCGTAAGAGATAGCGCAGAGTTTTCGCTCAGTATCTTGATCTAACGCCTCTTGCGAAAAATACCCTTTGAATAAATACACTGCGCTGCATACGGCATCAGCGTCCAACAATGTCGTGACAAACAGGATATCATCGGTTTCTTGCGGGAACAAACCGATAATATCTATTCCTGCCTCATTTGCTTTTTCGATAGACTTCCAAATGTCTTCGATTTGGATTTTTGCCCCGTCAGGTCGGTGGTGGTCAAACAGGAAATCTCCCTTACGGAGATGCCAATCTGGAACAGTCCCGTCAACCATAACAACGGAGCATTCTCCGATTTCAGCGAGTCTAGTATTTAGAGTTTCTAGGTTAGTTGTGACAAGAAAATTAAGAGTCATGATTTTTTCCCGATGATGATGTTGAATTAATAGTTTTCGACAATTCCGAGAGCGTTCCGTATCTCGGTTTCTTTACTTGCGCGTCCTTGTCTCCATCCCCGACTATAAAACCTGTTTGCAGTGTCACAGTAAAATTGTTTCAAGAAACGAGAGAGACTAAGACTATCGATATTAGCTGGGACAGTAAAGGCAAGTTCCCCATCTGCGTCGTAAAATTCAATATCTCCTGATTCGGGATTGTCGTAGCGATTTAAATCGTTGATCGTGATAATCGTGTGATTTTCTTGCATAATTTCCTTCTGATGACATTAAAAGATACTCGGCGTTGTCAATGCCCCCTGACAAGCTTTTAGAAATCGGGCATTCCTGAAGGCAGTTCTTCTTCAAGCGCATCCTCTACTATTTCGCTAAGACTAACTTGCTCTTTAAGCAGGGAATTGATTGTGTCAAAATATTCCCTTTTTCCTGTACAGCGATCAGCTATCACAGTAGCCTCGATTATTGGCATTCCTTGGCTAACTGCCCATTGAATGCCGTCTTTCTTTTTGGATGCCCAATCGCTAGATGGTAACGCTTTTTGTTGTTGAAAATGAGGCAGTTCGAGACCGGAAGACTCACCAGTAAACTGCTGAAAAGCACGAGTTTCGATAATTTGCATCACTTTCGACGCACGATCTGGATGAACGCGGATCGAGAGAAGGTTAAATATTTTGCGTCCTCGCTTTCCATCGGGAAGCGGATAAGATAGCTCTCGCGGTCTGCGCTCTAAAAGAAAGGGAATTCCGGTTAAAGTTCCTGCGGCGGTTTCTACTGCCAAAAGTTGCTCTGTTAGTCCAATAATGTCCCACTTTGAGTGAGTTTTAACCTCGAAGTAACCCATTTCTCCTAGCTGTGGTATAACAATGTGCAGTCTCCCGACTTGCTTACACTTGCACGCCCCAAAACTGCCATCTGGATTCTCTATTAGCTTTTTGCATGGCAGTGGGTGAGTAGCGACAATTTTCCCTTTTTCTTCGTATAGCACGCGAGTTTCCTCATCGCACCGAGTAAGAATCGAGGTTTTTCCCCATTCTTCCATCCAAGCAGGGAAAACCTGCTCGACAGAGGCAAAGGGAAGCAGGCAGGGAATTTGTATGGGCTTGTCACCAAAAATAGTTATGATTTTTTTGTTGATTCCATCAAAGTCCGAATCGAAGCGAAAATAGTCTAAGTCTGCGCCAGGGCGATCGCTCCCAGCTTTTTTCTCATCTCCCTTGCGGATTTTCCCAAGCATAGGAAAACGAGCTTGTCTTGTAGTTAGTGATTTGATAGGCATTGTAAACTCCTAAAATTTAAAAAGGAATATCGTCAGAAGCTTTGAATCCCATTGTTTTGTTGCTAATAACTGAGGGGAATTCATCAACGGGTTTGCCATAGAAAAATTTTTCTACGGAAGGGCATAATATTTCATGTTCACTTGTTATTTGTTTGGCTTCTGTTAGCACTCGCTCTCGTGCTTGTGTCATAAGAAGCTCGGCGCAAACTTCGTGATCTTCTCCTATTTCTACTCTTGCGTGCATAAACACGCTTAATTCTAGGGATTCGTAATTGCCTAGATTGAATTTTTGTGTATAAGAAGCCGAAACACCTTGTATCTCCACTTACTTTTTCCTCCTATTAGAAAAAACTTGACTTTCTTAAATCCTATCAATCCTTTCTTGAATTGTCAAGTAAATTCTCAAAATAAATTTGTGGATCGCAGGGACATAGGATCGAGGTAACTGATGAGATTGGTAGAGGGTGTAATCGGTGTTAAGCGATGTTAGGGGAGTAGATAACATAAGAAAAGTATTAATATATATAGTTTCTAACCTTTTGTTATTGTTGTTTCCTCGATCCTTGACTTTCGTTTTCCCTCTACGAAAAACCTTCATCCTAGCGGTTGACCCCGCTTATCCCTGTCCCGATCTCTTTTTCCCCTAGGTTTGGCGAAACATCAATAACAAATCTCTAGAAAGCTCTCCCTGTAAGCGTTCCAGGATGTTATCTACTACCCTAACATCGAGAGGGTATCTGAAACAAAAAAATCCCGCCGATTTGGCGGGCGCACTAGAAATGGAGGTGTCAAACATTAACAGCGATCGCTTCTTTGAAAGCAACGGGGTAGCTCGAATTTTGAAATACTCGCACAGTGTATGCCAATTGGACTGACCCCCAATCGGTTATCTGTTGTGATGCGGTATAAACAATTGATCTTTCTCCTGTCTCAGTGATAAATTCCCGTTTTATTGCACTGCCATCGTAGATTCTGACCGTGTAGGTATTGAGTTCCCCCGGTGCAAACCCCACATCGATATAGTCTGTCCACCGCCCATTAATCCGCGTCCTGCGATACCACGAGATAATCACGTCTCCCCCAGCCCGTTCCGAGTCCACAACCGCAGAAAACGGCTTGACGCTTTCCAGTGTGACAGTGTGGATTGTCTCGGTATCTACTTCCGTTTCTGTCAATCCGTCTGGCACGATTTTAAAACGAACTTCCCGGTTGACATCGAACAATTCAACAGGCAAACGGACAAGGTAATCGGTAAGCAATACAAATCTTTCGCCGACAGCATGATTATCGATAAAACCCTCAGTTCCTTTAGTACCACGAATCATATAGGAAATATCAAAAGTTAGCGGATTATTTGAGACAATTTCCGCATTTTTAAAAGCAAGAATCTCGCCTGTAGAAAACCACCCAAGTTGTTTTCCTGCTAAGAATTTCTCAAGCGTTACTGGCTCAATTTCGCCTGAATCCATTCTTATTCGGACTGTATTAAAATCGTCAATAAAATTAGGAGAGGAATTATTAAAGTTTGCGCTAAAACTTAATACCGTACCCGTGACACTTTCACCAGTAATAGCAGTAGCAAGTTCGTAGCTTTCTCCGCCGTCCTCAGAATAAAATATTGTCCCAGTTCGATAGTCTTCATCGCCCTCGATTGCAAGGTAAAAACCAAGATCGGCATCCGATGAGTTGACGGGCGGGCATTCAATAACAATCGCTGTAGCCGAGCCGTAGCTTGCTGGAATTTCGCTGGGAGGGGCAAAGGTTAGATTAGTAGTAATTTCGGGCAGGATATCGCTTGTGAGTTGGTCTATGCCAGTACAGTCAGTTACAACTCCCCAGGTTGAATCTGCGGTTAGCCCATGGGCAGTATTTTGGGTGAAAATTAGATTGTCGTCCGCATCGTAAATCCTAAATTCAGTATTGGGCAGGGGCGAAATTTGACCGAGCGGTAATGTAGTCTCGAATCGCAGAGGCGCGCGGTAGGAGACAACTGGGCTAAATACTGTCCCTCGTTGAGCGCGTGTAATCCATCGGTTAGCGTTCGGGGGGGGAGTTGGAGAGTTGTATATTCCCAAGTCATACACCGCTATATGCGCGCATTCGTTCGAGTATCCCTGAAATCGAGTCGCTTCTAGCTCGATTAAATATCCTGCACCTCGAACTTTTTTTGTGATCTGCAAAACTTCTCGATGAAATAGGCGATCACCGTCTGCCGATATTAAATCTCCTACGCCAAGATCGTCCCATGCGGGCAATAAAAACATCTTGGAAAAGGTTTTAGATTGCGAGCGGCCGAGAAAAAGAACGCGAGAGGCAAGGGTAATAAATAGGTTATCACTAGATATTAATTTGGTTTGAATTGATAGCTCGTTGGTATGCTTTGCAGCAGGGTCTTTGGCGACAACCGAAATAGCGTCCTGATCTTTGTTGATATTTAATCCGCTTACTGTTACAGCACTTGGTGTTTCTCGGAAATGTGTGAGTTTTATCTCGTATAAATCTATCGGGCGATCCCCAAATTTTTTTGCTCCTAATGCCAGCCTTGGAATATGGGTAACTTCTCCCGATGTTTGCTGTTTAAAAACAAGCTTGTCTTTTGTTTCTCGAACTATCAAGAAAAACGCCCTTAATAATTCCCCGATCTGATCAGCGAACGATGTTCCTTCAAATAGTAAGTCAAAACCTTCAATCTGCAAATTATCAGGAACACCGCTCACATCGATTTTATCTTCTGCTATTCGAGCTATTTCACAAACTTTTTTCAAAATATCTTTGACTCGTGGATTTTCGCCACTTTCCCCAACTATCTCGACATCGATCCGTGGAAATCCACTGCCTTCAAATTCAGCAATTGGGTAATTATTAAAAACCAGATAACTCCAGCCTTTGAATGCGGGAACGGGGTTCGTTTCATTTGCTTGAATTACTGAGGACGACGTAGTTTGATTACCTGTGTAAATTGTGCAACACTCTAAAAACTTTTGACTTCTTTGGTCGTCCGATCCATCACCATAAACTAATACTGAATTCATCCAAACACGCCGAACAGAACCGATTTTTTGTGCAATCGGATAAGCGGCTGTCAAAAAATAAGAAAACGTTTCTGTTTTCTGTCCCCCGCCTTTTCCGCCTGATACTTTTCGCCGCTCTTTTAGCTTCAAACTCCACATCATTGGCAAGCCTTCTTTTCTCACCCGCCCAAACGGGAGGGAAAGAGAAAAGCCGAATTCAGCATCAGGTACTCCCGTATCCTCGATTTTTCCCTTTTGTTGTCGCGGGCCAGACGGTGCGAGAAGTGATAGGAGTAAATTGGCTCCGAGTCCAATTGCGGTAGGAATTAGGAAATTAGCCACGTTTTAAGTAAGAATTCTAAAGTTTCTGTTATTATTCTACTCGATAGATAAAAACAAGCGTTCTTATGACCTCGGCAAGGTACGAACAAATTACGCCTTTTTCTGTGTCAGCATGAAGATATACCTCCTCTCCCGCATAAATGCCAACGTGGGTTATTACACCCGCCCGTTTGAACACTAGCACATCGCCAATATCAGGTTTTCCGTCAACACGGGTTAGGTAGCGATCGAGAGATTTTACGAGAAAATCATTTCGGGGAATTCGTTCGTAATTTTCGAGGGCAAAGTCTGACGGGAGAAACCCTACATTCACTCCTACGCCAGCAAGAAATCCGACGCAATCACAACCGATTCCTTTTTTACTCTGGCCATGATGCCATGGTGTCCCAATCCACTCGATTGCCTCGGCGACGATTTTATCTCCCAACGCATCTACAGTCATGTTCTCTTTCCTCCGATCTTGGGCGAAATCCCATCTCTACCCCGTTTCGGTAAGTAGTACAAAGCGATTCTTTTAGTTCTCGATCGCCCCGACACGATGGGAGAATTTCCCACGCAATCGCCGAAGCAAGTATTGCTCCTAATACTACTATTTTTTTCACCCGAAAAATCTCCTTTTAGTTCGCTCATTTTGGGCGTTCTCACGCTCTTTTAGCTGAGTTAGAGAATATCCCATGTCATTCCGTGATTCTATCGTAATATTGCTCACATTGGTGATTGCAAGAGAACGATCAGATGAGGAACTATTTGAGTTCGTGATATTGTAGCCAGTTCCCCCTACAAAGCCGCCCGTCGCATAGTTTTTGATTGGGGTATTTTTATATTCTAGATAAGCTTTTGTCTCGTTCGGAGTAAGCACATACTCGTCTTCGTTGGCCACAATCAGCCGGGGGTTTCTCCCGCCGCTCATGGACCGTTCGCGTCGGAAAGCAGAAATCATATTTTTCTCTATCGGGGCATCGGCTCCGATTTTTCCACCAGAACTAAAGAGGCTGAATCCTGTTCCCAGTGAAAAACCGGAAGCGGACGTGAATGGAGTGAAGGCGACGGACGATCCGAGTCCACCGAGGGAACCAGTGAATAGGCTTAATGCTCCTCCTAGTAGTCCGCCTCCCCCATTGCTAAACGGAACTGGGGAAGATGCGCCTCCGCTCCCTCCAAAGATTTGCATGAGTAGCTGATTGGCTGCCATTTCGCCAATCTTCTGCAAAAAGCTAGTCAGTACATTCAGCATTTGCTGTAGAGTATCCCGCCCCCCGGTGAATGCGGCTCGGAGTAAGTCGCCAAAAGCCCCAACTGCGGGATTGGCTTCAATAAATGCAGAAGCCAAATTAGCCTGTTGCATTTTGTCGAGAGCATCTGACATTTCAGATAACTGGGTAGGAGACAAGGCACCCTCTTGAGCTTGTCGCTTGAGTTCGAGGCGACGACGGGCAAAATCTGCTTCTATACGAAGTTTTTGAGATTCTCCTGTACTAAACAGCGTTCCGAGCGGATTTATCCGGTTTCCCGCATCGATCCCGTCTGCAAGCAGGTTGTTGTAGCGTTCGAGGGCGGCTACTCGTTCATCCTCGATCATTCGCATAGCGGCCGCTTCACCCCGAATCTGTCCATAAGTGGCGAGTTGATTATCGAGAGCTTTATAGCCTTCAAGAATAGCCGTGTTTCGCTTGTTTTCGGTTTTGAGTGCTTTGAATGCGTCATCGTTGCCTGTATCCTGAAATAGCCGCGCCTGTGTTTCTTCCGAGTTTTTAGCAAAGTCTGAAGTAAGCTGTTCGAGCGATCGAATCTGGGATTGGATTGACTCTCTTTGTTTTTCGATCTCCCGACTTCCGTTACGTCGGGCTTGTTCAATTTTCTCCGAAAACGTGAGATAGCCTTTAGAAGAACGCATTAAGTCGGTCGAGGTATCTCCCGTGTCTCTCAGTCCAATTTCGGCTTGAATTCGGCTTTCTTGCGTTTGTCGGATTAGTCCCGCAATCCGATCAAGATTTTCCCGTCTTGCTCGTTCGAGTTTAAGCAGGTTTTCTTCTTGTTGGTTTTGTAGAGCTTTCTCGCGGGTGATCCTGATTTGCGTATTGAGTTCTTGCGCCCGGTCGTAATCAAAAGTCGGAAGCGGAGCAAGCGGGATGTTTGCCTGTGGCTGCCCTGTTAACACACCAGAATATCTCTCGACATTGCCCGTCGTGTAGTTGGCTCTTTCGACCGGCGTAAGAGGCTGAAGATTCGGGTTGAGAACTTCCTGTGCAAAGCCTTCCCAGTTTTTGTAAAGTCCCGATCTCATTAACAAGCGGTCAAACTCTTCTGACCCCGAAGTCTCTACTTGCTGAACTACCGATGGATGGCGAATGTCGTCGGCGTTGACCGTTGATCGGTAGCGCATCGTTTTGGGGTCATAGGACGGGGAGGGATCGTATTTGTAAATCTGTCCATTGCCGTAGTCGATGTAGTCCCCGCGCTGTAATGTTCGAGGATTGTTCGGAGTTCCCTGTCTGTAATGTTCGGAGCTTTCGCTATTGTTCGGAGCTTCCCCAATCGCCGGGGCTATTTTCGGAACTTTCCCGCCAGCAATCTCTCCCGATTTAGCGAGAAGTTTTTTGGAGTTTTCCAGAATGCCCGCCCAGACTTCGTTTAAGGACTTAAATGTTAGTTGTTGCCGTGATAGCTCACGGGCTATCTGAACTTGCTGGTTCCAGAAGTCCCGTAGCTGTTTTAAGCGATTCCGCTCGGCATCATAGATTTGCTCTTGAATGTTCCGCAGTTGTCGAGCGAACTGGATTGACTGATCCCGAATGTCGAGCGGTCGTGTTCTCAGGCTATCAGCCTCGCCTTGAATTGAGGCCACTTCGTCCTGGTATTGCAGTATGAGGTCGTCTAATTGCTTCTGTAGCGAGTTCATGCCAGGCGTGCGCCCAGAAATGAGAGATACTCGCAAGCGTTGGTTCTCAAGGGTTCTCTGACTTGTTCGGAACTCGTTTTCCGCTTCGATGAGCGATCGCTGTAGTCCTCGGATCATATCTCCGTAGGACTCTCGGAAGCCTCTTATCTCACGGGCTGATTGAATCTGGTAATCCTCGATTGATACTCGGAGATCGACTACTTGTCTTTGCAGTCCAGTGTAATAATCCTCAAGGTCAATTGTCTGGCTACGCAGGGATAACTTAGCCTGTTCAATCTGAAGTTGAATCCGAGCGATATTAGCTTCAATTTCTAGGGGATCACCTTTGAGTGTTCCGACAAGCTTTGATTGTTCAAAGGCTAATTGTTTATAGAGTTTCGAGATTTCAATCAGCGTTTGGTCGCGGGCAAAAGTTTTGACCTGACTCGATACGGTTCTAGCAGTCAGCTTAATTTGCTTGTTTGTTGCCTCGATCTCGATCGCTGTGGTTGCGTAGAATTCAGCGAGGTCGTTTTGTTGATCTCTTAAGGTTAATCGTGTTCGAGCGATGTTCGCTTTAATTCGGGCAATATTCGAGCGAATTGGTAAAGGATCATCGACATTCGCCGCAAGTCGCTCTTGTTCTACTGCTAACTGTTTATAAAGTTCTTCTAGAGATATTTGTGTTTCGGCAGACTGGAACGAGCGGAGTCTGCTAGTCGGGGTGGCGTTATAGAGTTTTTCTTGTTGTCCCGCAACCAGAACTTCGTTAGCTGATTGTTTTTCGGCTATCTGGCGACGTTTCCGCTCGTTAATAATCTCGCGGTTGATAGTCTGAATTTCTTTTTCTGTAGCAAGAATATCCTGACGAGTTGTGGCGTAAGTTTGTGCCATTTCCAGAATATTTTTAAGAGCCGCATTCGATTCGAGATCGGAGTTTTCGGACATGACTCGCTCGATTGCTTCCCGGGAAAGTAAATTCTTGTCAATTGCTTCGGAGAAACTACCGACACCGAGCTTTTTAAGATCGTCCCCAAAGTAGGTAGATAGTGTTTTGTCAGCCGCTTCTGTGATTCGAGTATTTAGTTTCGCCCCAGTTTCCGATGCAGTTGTTTGAAGGGACGCAATTTTTTCTTTTGCTGTCTGTAACGACTCCTCACGCACCTTAACATTAAACTCATACTCGTTAAGCTGTCCCGACGCAAATCCTTTTTCGTTACCGATTTGTCGGGTTAGGGACGCTCTTGCGTTAGCAAAAATACGATTGTCTTGAGCATTGAGCGATCGATTAAATGCGTACTGAAGTTTTTTGTACTGTTTTTCCTGATCCCTGAGAACATTAAGGTAGTTCTGTTGTTCGGTTTTAAGTCCAGCAATTAGTTCTTTCAATCGAGCCGATTCTGATGCGTAATTTTTAAGAGTGTTTCCGCTTTTTCGATACTCTTCGTCTAGTTGTGCAAGCGCATTTTCGGCTACCTGTAAATCCGCAGTAATACGAGAACCAACAGAGCCAAAGCGTTTATCGATCGCTTCCTGCTCCGTTTTCATTAACACTTGTTCTTGCTCATTTAAGCGTACTATCGATGCGGAATCCCCTTTACCTGAAGCAACTGCCCGTTCCGCTCGAATTAATGCAATCTGGTTCCGAACACCTTGCAGTGAATCGATAAACTTATCGATCCCGCTCGTATCCGAGAGTACAGTCTGATAACCTTTTAAGTTTGTTTCTAGCTCTCCTGCGCCTTCTCGAATGTTTTTAAGATTTTCTTGCCGATCACGAACGGCATTGTTTCTTTTAAAAGTGTAAACAGTTCCGACTGTTAAAACATTAAGAACTTTTTCGGTTCCCGATAAATTCATGTCAGGGAAAAGATTATTCCAGAGATTTTTGTCTGGTTTAATTTTCCCTAAATCCTCTAAAACTTTTCTCGATTCCTTGAGAGTCTCAAGCGAATTTTTAAGTTCTGCATTCCCATTCTCGAAAATATCATAAAATGTTGTCAGCGCAAAGATTGTCGAGGCGGGAACAATCATCGCTCCGAGTGTTGCTTTTATTACTCCGCCCGCTACTTTTGCTGTAGCCGTGAGAGTTTGCATCTGGGTTGTTGTTTGCCCTGCTGTAACTCCCATTGCAAACAATGAGGCATTGTAAGAAGATACAAGCATTGCTCCCAGTCGAGTAGCGGCAGAAAATTGCAATACTGCTTTTCCGAGTAGCCCGATTGCGCTTATCGCCGCAGATGCGCCTACTGTTACAACTAAACTGAGGTTGTCGCTTAGTCCCTTCAGGAGAGCGTTGAGTAGCTGTAGCGCAGGGTAAGCCACAACGCCAAGTTTTTCCCCGGCTCCCATCGATAGCTGTTCAACGTTGTTCTGGTAGCGATTGATTTCTGCTTGGAGAGTTTTGCTTGCCGCTCCGAGTCCTCCTGCGCTCATCCTTTCGTATTCGGACGATAATCGAGGGATCACATCATCAGTGAGTAATTGTCCTGCGCTGGCTTGTCGGTAGAATTCGGCAGTCGTAAGTCCCGACGCACGAGCGGCTACGATCAGTGCGTCGTAAAGTCCTCCCGACTCGGTTAATTGTTGAGTAAACTCCTCGACTGACAATACTGACCGAGATGCCATCTGATTAATCGCTCGGAATGTCTCGGCTTGTTGTTGTGGGCTAGTTTGCCGTACTGCAAGAGCAGACTGAAAACCTTGATAGATGTTGTCGCTTTGAGCTTGCAGTGGCGAATTCATTGTTACGATACGGAACTGGGCGTACTGCTTGGCTGATTCTTTAAACGAGATACCGAGTTCGTTAGCCCGATCCTGTAGCCCGTCAATCGACGCATTAACGTCGCTAACGCCAGCGACATTAAGGTTGATCTTGATTTGCTCTAATTCAGTAAAGGCGAGAAGCGAACTAGAAACTGCTTGTTGGAATTGAAATGGTAAGTTCTGAATTCCAAAGAATAAAGGCTGTAATAGGAATTCGGCGGTTTTAAATAGAGCAAGTCCTCCAATAACTGCCAGCGATGCTTTACGAAGATTGAACATCCCCCCCGTAGCCGCATCGAGTTCTTTGTCGAGGGTTCTGAGGGCTTTGCCGCCGACCGATAAGAAATTGATAAACCCATCCGCTTGAGCAATTGCAGCTTTTAGTCCACTTACGAAACTAGAGGTAAATCCGCTTGAAACGCCCGCTTCTTCAAAGCTGTCAAGAGTTTTGAAGATGTTATCTCTTTTTTGATTCCAGTCGCCAAGAATTTCTTCCCTTGTCGATTTTTGGGGATTCGATGTTTTTATAGTTTGATTTAAAAGCGATTCTCTTTTTTGTAGGATTGCTCTAGCTTTTATCAAGTCTTCTAGGTAGCGTTGTGGCGAATCTTTTAGCCCGCGAGACATCTCTGTATTCGTAGCCATCCGCTCCCCGTCGTTCGGGTCAGGAAAACCAGACGCAACACGAGGACGGCGGGGGGGCTGATTGCCACCTCCTCCCCCAGAAGCTAATCGAGCTTGCTCGGCACGTTGTTGCATCACGTCTGTTGCGTTTCTGGCTTGTTGAGCTAATCGAGCTTGCTCGGCACGTTGTTGCATCACGAGCGATGCCGCTTTTTGCATTGCTTGAATTTCGGATGCTAATGTTTTAGCTACCTTGCTTTTTGTCGTCTCAATTATGTTAATTGCATTTTCGATTCGTCTAGAAATTCTTTTCGCTTGCTTTTCAGTTTCAATAGCTTCTTTTTCGGGCTGATCAAGATTTTGTTTTTTAACTGCTTGTTTAGGTTTTATTTTTTCTTCAATAACACTAAACTCAGCATCTATAATACGAGATGGATTAGCATTATTTGACTGTTTTGACTGTCTTGGTTGTGGTATATTTTCAACAACTGGAATAGCCGATAAAGGTTTTTGTTGTTGATTTGCTTTTTTGAGTTTAGATGCAACTTTTCCAGTTATTCCAAGCAAACTTAGTAAAGAAGCAACAGTTAACCCATAATTGCCTATAAATTTTAACAAATCGGTAGTTAATGCTTTCTCGGCAGATTCAACCTTTTTAGAAACATTTTTAACTGGTAATATTTTGCTAGTTATTGATTGAGGACTGATAGACAATTCTTTATCAACAATAGAGTCAGAGACAATACTTGCTAAAAGATTTTTTTCTTTTTTAACAGGAGTAGGAGTAGTTACACTAGGAGGTTTAGATAGCTTCGCTTGTTTGTTTTCTATTTGAGGACGTTCAAAAAATCTTAATTGGTAAGGGGTAGATTTGCCTGTCCCACCTAACGATTGCGGTAAAATGCGACTTAATGATTTACTTGGTACTGTTAACCTTGCCATATTCCCATGATCGGGAAGCATAACAGCAGTAAATCCCATAGAGCGAGCATATTTTTCTAACTGTTGTGGAGTCATATCTTTTTGACCTTCCATGGCAGTTAAATTACCTTCTTTTGTTTTACCAAAAAATACTCTAGGACGAGGAACTTGGTAAGCTAACTGCTGTTTTACCGAGCTATGATAGCCTCCTTTGTAATTAGCTGGTCGTTGAACTTCGTCGTTGTATAAAACATGAAGACCGCCAATAAAAGTATCGTAATCGCTTAATCTATTCGATTTAGCTCCGCCATAGCCAAATTTTAAATTACCTTGTTTATTGATGCCAATAAAACCCCTTTCTTCTGCGGCGGCACGATTACGAGATAACTGCAAAACTTGTCCTCTTTGAACAACGTCTGCAATCATGTTTACTTTCTGATTTTTATTTTGCAAGAAAAATCTATCAAACATCGGGCCGGAACTATAAGCAATTGCCTGTTTATCCCGAAAAGCTTTTTTATCTACATCAACCTGCTTAACAACCTCTGCCCCAGTTGTAGCGGGGTTCATCGTGACCCCCTTAAAGGATTCTGTTTGGATAAATTGCTGTGCGTTGACAGGCATCCCACTAGAAGCTATGGCAAGAGTAGCCATAAGTCCCTTAACTGCCGGATTGGATAATCCTTTTTGTAATTCCTTGATAACTTTAGTGGTTAATTCTTTTACCTTAGTAGTTAATCTGCTTTCTTGTCTTTCAACGCCTATTCCTATTCCTTCAATTAGGTTTTTACCCGCTTTCTCTCCTTTTCGTGATGGCGATTGGTTTCCTAATCCCTTGTTAGTTGCGTTTACAATATCGATAGCATTTTGGTAAGCGATTTTTTCTGCTTTGTTATCTTTTAATCCTTTGGCTAAACCTTCGTTAAGGTTTTTGCCTGCCTCAATACCTTTTTTCCCGATCTCAGGGAGAAAAGTAGATTTCAATCCACCTGCTTCTGATGTTCGCTCCATCAATCCACCCATTTCTGGTGGAAGTGCTTTAAATCCGTACCGTTCCCACAGTTTTTTTGATCGTGCGTCAGTTGGTAGAGTTACAAGGGGCGTATTGCCAACATGGGCAAATAGCTCTTTCATCCATCGGTTTAATACCTCTCGGACTTTAGCTCGCGTTTCTGGATTAACAGGGGGAGTAAATGTGTTATTTACCATCAACGACGAAAGCATAAAGCGCCCGTCTTTTAGACCATGACCATAAAGTCTAACTTTATGGTCATCGATAGTTTCTTCTCTAACGAAATCGCTAGTCTTGTTAGATAAGGGTTTTTCAGAAAGACTCACTGAGGGATTTTTCGATAGCTTTTTTGTTAATAATTTTTGTGTATTTTCAACAACGTCGCCACCTTCCCACTTGACCATTTTTGCTTCGGTTGCAAGGTCTTTTAACCCAGAGATTGGATCGGCAAAGCGAGATTGGATAATTTTTTCAATATCACCTAAAAACAGACCCACTTCAAAAGCTTTGACAATTTCTTCGGCTAACTCTTGAAAATCGGATGATGCAAGCTCTTTTTCAATGCCTATCTCTACACCTTTGATTAAGTTTCTTCCTGCTTTTTCCCCTTTCCAAGATGGCGATCTATTACCTAATTCATTATTTAACCCATCAATAATATTTTTGGCATTTTTTCTAGCGATTTTGCCAGCTTTGTTATCTTTTAAGCCTTTAGTTAGACCTTCATTGAGGTTTTCAGCTGCTTTAATGCCCTCGTCGGTTAGATCGACTACGGTGAATTCAACATCAATTATTTGAGCTTTATCAAATAATTTTTTAACCTCATCGATTAAATGGCCAAGCATTCCCCCTAGTGATTGATTTATTTTCCCTCCCTTTAATTGAGGGTCTTCTATAAATCTTTTTATTTCAGCTGCCGATGCGACTGCAGATTTATAAGCTTCTTTGATTTTGGCTAAACTTTTGGTATCATCTGGCATATTTAATGCCTCAGTTAGCAAATTTTTAGCCTGTTGGTATTGACCTGACTTTATCGTTTTTACATAATCTTTGGGAACCTTGACTGGTTCAAAGGGGGCTAGTTCTATTGGGTTAGGGAGTTTTGATGAAGCTAATCTTTGATAACTCTGTTTAAACGTTTTAATAAGAGCGTCGGTTCTTCCTTGTAATGCTTTCTGGTCGTTGGCTCCTAGCCTCTGGGGAATGCTACCGGTGGCCGCTCCTAGAAGTTTTTTGACCCCTTCCCCTGCCATTAACGACGATCCAGCAACCGCTCCCCCTTGCGCTAAGACACTGATAGTGCCGTTAGTTAGTTCGGTTACGAGGTTCATTACTGCTTCTGTTAGCTGTTGACCTACTCCGAACGGTAAGCCACTAAAAGCTTGTGTCATTTGCATTGACACTGCTTGAAGCATTTCCTGTCCACCAGCGCTCATCGCCCCTGACAGAATAGTTCGCATTTCGTTGATAACTGCGGCATCTAATCCGAGGGGGAGAGCGTGAAGGGCGGCCGCTCCTACTGCGGCAGTTCCCCCTAGCTGTAATGCTTTTTTACCTAAGCCCATCCCTGGTATAGCCATGACAGGGCGCTCGATCGCTTTCAATACCGTGAAAACAGTTTGACCGAATTTGATAATATCTAGAGAGGTATCCTTGAGAGCGTTTCTAAGTATTCTGCTCGCTTCTTTTACCTCTCTAATCAATACCTGATTTAATAGGTCTGAAATACTCTCATTACCCGACAAAAGCTGTATTTCACCGCTACTATCAGGAGTCGATAATCTAGTAGTTAAACTGCTTTTTAAGCCTGCTTGGGTTTTGATAGCTATACTTTCTAAGACTTTTTCTAGCGGAGTATTTCCTCTGTCTGTTTCGCTAATACCAAAACCTTCAGGAGCGGGCGGCAAGAGCTTTTGTGAGGATGCTTTGTTAACTGCATTTACGAAAGACTGCATTAATTCGGCATTAGATTTAGCCCACGGGTCGTTAGGTGTGCTATTTTGCCACGGATCGATTAAACGACTAGCATATTTGGCTAGAATAGCTTTTTCTATTCGGGATAGACTAGAAACTATTTGTTTTGTGGCACTGTGAATAGTTTTTTCAATTAAGTTTTCTTTTCCTGTTAAATCTTTTTGTTTGTTAACTACATCTGATACCTCTTGAGGCTTTATTTGTTGATTCTTGTTTAAAAGTGCCGCAAACTCGGAGATCGCTTTTTCGAGCCTATCAATGCTAATGATAGCGACTTCTCTGTTCTGGGAGTCTTTGCTTAATTGCCCCGATCTGCTACTTTTAGTTGGGGGACTAACAATGTCGCCTCCTACATTAAGGGTATTTTGTTGTCTTCTCCGCAAAAAACGCGGATCATTAACCATTAATGAAGTGTCAGCATACCCCTCATCAAAAGCTTTTTGAAATATTTCCGTGGTTTTTTTATCGTATCCTTGAGTGCTTCGTCCTTTTGCCCCTTGAACATCTCTATTTATCTGTTCTTGGCGAGTTGTCTGATCTTTTGATAGCTTTGTTGCATTAGCAAAATCAATAGCTTTTAGTTCGTTTTCTGGACTAATTAAAACATTTTCTGTATTTAGATCAAAATGAGCATATCCAGATTCGTGTATATTTTTGAGTAAGCGTGCATAACGTTTTACATAATTTGTAAAAGCTTTAATATTTTCTTGGGTACTTAAATCGGCTTTTCGTAAAATATCGTTTAAAGAGCCAACTGTTTTAATATATTCCTGAATAAAATACTCACCTTTTCTTGCGGTAATCGGGCGTGGTGCAAGTCCTTGTTTTGCCATTGCTAACTGAGCCTGGAACTCTTTTGGGGTTCCAAGTTTTCCTTGATTTAGTTCCGTGACTGGTGTTTTAATCGCTAAATTTCCAAGTCGATACACGGCTCCCGTAAAACCTTGTCCTACTTTTTCCGCTTTAAGTACATCAAGGTTTTCAGGGAGTATTTTTTGGGATTTCTGTAATGCTCGATTAACATTAATTAAGTCAAATGGCTGATACTGAATTGACTTGATATTCTGTGATTCAGATGTTAGGGATTGCGATACATTTTCTAGCGCACTCTCGATTAATCCTGTATTTGTTCTTAAAGACGCTTCAAATCCAAGAATAGCGTTTGAGAGGTTAAAGAAAAAGTCGGTAATATTTTCTACGCTTTCGCCCATTGTGGCGATCTCTTTAATTACCTTGTTTTTCCCTATAAAAGTCGGAACTGATGCGTTTGTGTCAACGTATTTATTAGCCGCATTTATCATTTCGCCAATACGCGAGAATGGGCTAGTTTTTAAGAGTTGAAGGTATTCTGATTGCGCTCCCTTGTCTCCCCCTGCGATTCTTTTTTGCAATTCGGAAACACGTCTTAAAAAGCCTTGATAAATCTGTGCTTCTTTCCGACGTATTTCAATCAAAGCCTGAACGACTTTTTTGGCCGCCTTGTCTGCTTCCGTGTTCATGGGCATTTTGTCAACCCACTTTAATAAATCGGGCAGGGACTGGTCTTTGACTAGCGGCAATCCTTTTTGATTAGTTGTTTGCGAGAGTTTGTAGAGAATATCCCCAAATCGAGGATTAATGTTTTTACGAATATTGCTAGGCGCATCTTCTCTACGAGAAAACATTTCTCCGTATGTTGCTGAGTCTGGAGCAGCATTGTCTGGCTCTGTAACGTAGTGATAAGGTTTTGCTCCAAACTGTTTTTCGTACCCTGCTTCAGCTAGGGTATCAATAGCATTGATAAAGTTAGTCCATTCTGTCTCAAATTCTTCTCCCATCGTGCGGAAAATATTTTTCCGTGTCTCCATCCAAAAGCGTAAAAGCGAGCCGAAGTTGCTTGGCTTAAGATCGATAGTATCGGTTCCTGAATTAACAAGTTTCTCGATTTCTTCTAGGTTCGAGAGAAGCGGGTCAAGGTAAGAAAAAGGAACACTTGCTCCCGTAAGAATTTCTGCAAGAGTATTCTGGTAGGCGGAAATTGTGCTTTGTAGTTCTTTTTGTTCTCCCCCAGATGTTTTGCTTGGATTACCAAGAACTGGGATCGTTTTTAAAAACTCTGTCCGTTCAGCTATTTCTTGATCAACGGACGTAATCAACGCAAGTAATTCATCTAGTTTTTTAGTATCGTTGACTGATAACCTTGATCGGTCAACACCTGACACAGATTGATCTAATTTTTCTTTGTATTTTTTTAATTCTGTAATTCGCTTAACAATTGGAGCATAAAGATGCTTGAGCGACTCTCTGAGACTTTTATTAAATTGTTTTTGAGATGTAGCAAGATTGCTTACATAAAGTCCAATCTTGTGATCTTCCCCTGTTCTGTTAAGAGTTAATTGCTGTTTTGACGGAAAGAAAAGACGAGAAGGTAAAGCAACATCAGCAGTTTTGTAAATATCTTCGGCTGCTTTTTTCTTTTTGGCATCTTTGCTGTTTATATCGGGAATAAACGACTTTCCAAACATCGTGATCCCAACCTTATCGTAGTTGCCCATTGCAGCAACATATTTAAGCGGGCTTTTCGGATCGACTACGGAAGTTAAACCTGCATTTGGTGTGCCTATCCCTAATCCATATTTGACATTTTTTAGCATTTCCCTAAGAGCGGGTGACATCTTCATTAGTTGCTGTAGGATAGCGACTGCCTCCTCAACAACGTAGCCACCACCAGAACCCCCGACTAACGCAATCTCCTTGTCGGGGTTTCCCATTGCAACATTTAACGCTTTTGCTGCTAACGTAATTGCGTCTTTGTCAAATCCCTCAAAATTAGTTTGAGCTACTCGATCAATTGGCTGAACTGTTTTAAAAGCTGTTAAAATTCCTTGATAATCCGCTTCAGACATGAACTTTTGCAAAAGTTCTTTATTTTTCTCGACAATTGGTAGCAATTGCTCTCGAATAAATTGACTTGGACTATTTTTTAGTTCTTCTAGGCTATTTGATAGGACGTTCGGAACGGCAAGGACGGCTGTTTCTGGAAAAACCCCTTGTACTTGAGCAGCAAGGTCGTAGGTACTTTTTACCTGCGGCTGTCCAGGGCGGGATTCACTTGGTTGAACACCACCGGTTACTAAAGTAATAGATTTTCTAGATTTAATAAAATCCTGCTCTTTTTGCGAGAGTTGTAAGATTTTCGCTATTTCTTCGGCTGCTCTTGCTGATTCCGAGAGTTGTATTCGTTTGCGAATTCTTAACGGTTGTACTGCAACTCGTGCGGCCGCTCCCAGTGATCGCACGAGATTTTCCTCGGCCACCATTGCAATTTTCGGAAAAGCCTCTTTTAGTTTTTCCCCAATCGGGTAAGCGGGTTCTGGTTCTGTTGAATTTTTGGGACGTTTTTTGACGTTTGCACGACTAAACTGTTGCGCCTCAACGTAAAGGTCTTCTAATTTTCGATAAGTCTCTGGGTTAAAAAGTGTATCAGTTATTGCTCTGTAATTGATACGAAGCAACTGTTTTGCCCCTTTTAGTCCCCTAGGGAAGCCCAGTAAATCCTTAAAAGCAGCGTCAAGAAGATTGTTAAACTGCTTAACATTGCGGCGAATAGTTTTACCTACTGCCTCGCCTTGATCCTCGAAGTCAATTCCGACTGTTCTATTAAGTCCTTTGCCCGCTTTTAGCCCGCTATAAAGCCCTGCCCCCGTAAAGAATCCCTCGACTGCATTGCCCACAGTGAGATTAAATGCCTTTTGAAAAATATTTCCGCGAGGGTTAGAGTTTCGGACGGTTACAGACAGTCGCTCGATCGCTTTTTCTACTTTGTCCTGATAGCCTGAAAAACGATGCTCGACTACAAGCCGAGACGGAACCTTTATATCGACACTGACGCGCTTTAATTCCCGCAATTCCCGATTAAGCCTAACAAGTTCCCGATCCTCGACATAGACACGAACGGGGTTGCGCCGGTAATGAGCAACGGTTTTGTCGAGGTCATCTCGTTTGAGCTTCAAGTGATCGTTCAGTTGGTACAACCGGCGATCATCTACTTCTACCCCGATTTTTACCGTCACCCCAGAGCGAGCGGCCATGCGCTGTAGGGAGACAAGTTGACCTTTTGCCCGTGCGATACCAATATCGTACTGGTTAGTATTTAAGCCCAGTCCAATTTCTAGCGTGCCTAGCGAAACAGTCATTTTACTTGTCTCCTAACTTTATCAATTCGTCGTATAGTCCACAGTCCACAATTATTTGTAGGGCGTAAACAGGGACTTCCCCAGCTTTTAATGCCTCTACTAATATCTCGGCTGTTTCGAGATCAAAGAAATATTCTTTATCTTTTTCCAGTCGGTACGGCAGAAAATCCCCTGGCGTGAGATCATTTATTTTTCCGCTGTCTTTGGCTTGGGCTTTCATGTAGGAGTGAACCATTGCGGCTATTTGTGAAACGGTTCCCGATAGCGAGTTTATTTCTTCTGCCTTGACCCGTTGCACTCCTGACCATTTTTTGAGGATCATCCAGTCAGGCCATTCGTGCCACTCCTCGGCTGGTAGTCCCCAAGCAAACCACTGAAAATAGATTTTTTCCCAGTCGATTGGGTTATTTATTGCCTCTAGACGAGCGACAATTGCCTCATCTATTCGTTTTTTTCGGCTTCCTCATCTTCGGGTTTTTCGGGTTCTTTTTCGGATGTTTTGGGCGGCTCTGTCCACTGACTAATATCGACATAGACATAATCGTTATACAGGCGAACTAGCATTGATGGATGTAAAGCCTCGATGTCTTCACGGGTAAATTCTGCGCTTGCTTTTTTTGTCCGGCGCGGGCTGTTCAAGAACAATCGAATCAATTCCCGATTGTAATTATCGAATGTGTCTATTCTTTCTTGATAAAGCTTATTTAGTTCATCAAGGTAAGGAGTGATTAAATCAGCCGTTTCTTTGCTGAATTCTCGCCGACGCTTACGAGAGTTTACAATAGATTCTTGAGCTATTTTTGCTGACTCTATTTTTTTCTCAACGCTTTCTAACTCAACGGTTTCCGCCGCATTGACGATTATTTCCTCGACTTTTTCCATCAGCGAGTTATCGCTAATCACAATCGACTCGATTTCCCCAACGGACAGCCCCGTTTTTTGGCTAACTGCCTTAAGCTGTTCAAGATAAGCCTTGTCAACTTTTTCCCGTTTTTCTGAGGCATCGGGGATAGCTTTATTTTCCGAGGGATGAATCCCGTATCGTTTGTAAAACTCGATTCCAATTTCTTCATCTTTTTCTGATGCGATCAAATCGAGTTTTTCTAACAATTCTTGGTCGTCAATGTATTGAACCCATTCTTTCCGCAAGGGGAAAAAGAAGGTTTCGTTAGTTTTGAGTTTGCCTATTATACTTAATGCCATTTATTTTTGCTCGCTTATTTTTTTTGACACGGGGAAGATCGTCAAGCCACAAGGAATCTAGCTCTATCTCTATTTCATCCCGATTCCCCCTCGGATCGGGATCGGAGCGAAGGGTTTTATTTTTTTGCTTTATTTCTCGGTCAAACACGCCAACACAAAAATACAGGTATTCCCCAAGAATCTCGCAATTCACAAGGAATACCTCCTGTTCTGCGTCCACTAAGTGCTTGAGCTTCATCACAGAGTAGCGTCAGCCTCATCTACATCGCTATCAAACGGAGATGATGCCATTCCCTTGATATAACCTGCTTTACCGGTGATAGTAAGGTTAATCGTGTTTTGAATGTAGGCTGCTTTGTCGCCGTTTTCGCCGCGAGAAACGTAGCACTGGGCGTTACGACCGCCGCGCTGTCCAGTTTTCAATATCTCAAGAAATAAATTAGCACCGTTGTCTTCGGCTGCCTGAATAACGGCTAAAGAAGGATCGCCGTACACTTCCGGACCAGAAACGGAGCCTGTATAGTTCACTGACTCGATGAACTTCTCCATTGCTAAATCGTCAGAGAATACTGAATCCGAGCCTTCGTTATTGCTTGCGTCAATGTTGTAAGTCTTAGCCGAAATAACCGGAATCCAAGCCCGAATAGTGCAGGTTTGCGGCGTAGGAGTAGCGAGCGTTACGGCAAACTTTGCAGGTTCGATCTCGATCGCTACCTGCGTTGTCGTTGTGGTTTTTTTGCGAACAACCACATAATTTCCCGTAGTGCCAATCTCGATCTTAGTTCCCTCGTAGAGGATGCGCCCAAAACCACCAGCCGCAACAGTAAGCTCGTCGTCGCCAAGAGCGATAGACGCACTAAGAGCGCGGGTTCTAGTTGGGGCAGTATTCCCATAGGCAAATACTGCCGAAACAAAAACTTTTGTATTGCGCGCCGGGGTTAGATTATCTGGTGCGGCAAGGTCGGTATAATTAGCAACCATTTTATTTTTTACTCAAAAGTTTCAAGTAATATTTTAACTCAAAAGTTTAGCACTGGAGACTTTAATAGTAGCTTTTGGGCGGATTATGCCTTCGGCTGTTTTGGTGTAGGGAGTCACACGGGGTGATTCGAGGACATTCCAGTAATCGCTCACTTGAATTCTGCCAACTACGGGAGTCAGGGAACGAGATAGATTGTACTGCTTTAAGACGATTGTGTAGTGTGCTATCTCAATATAGTTGCCGAGCAGGGGATCGTAACGGGGATCGGGTTCCCGTTGAATGATTGCCTCAATCCCGCTATTTATTTTCATCCGATAGTTAGCAGGCAGTTCAGGAGGCTCTACCCATATAGCGGGAACTTCTTTTATTTTTTGTCCAGTTGGATTAGTTATTTCATATTTTCCTAGATCGGTATCTAAGATTATTTCTAGGTTATTTCTAAGGGACTGAAGTGTTTCCCGTAGTTCGAGTTCATTCAACCTATTTTTCCTCTCATAATATCGGCGTAACTTTCAAGCAAATTATAGTCTTCGACTGCTGTATCAATAAATGGGCGCGCAGGAACATCAGTTATTTCCCCGTCAGCCCGTTCTATTTCATATCCTTCATGAACATATGGTGCGTGAGGGGCTGCATAGCCAACGACTTTGTAAGTATCAGAAACGTCATTAACAAACTGGCTATTTTTTAACTCTTTAGTATCTACTATGTCACGGGGAGAGCCGACGATCATGCCGTTTTGTCGTCTCGTTTCCCGTGGCCACTGCCATTTAGGGTCTCGAATCTGGTAAGTTATTTCTTGAGCTAATTCGCTTACTACTTCCTCGAATCCCTCGATAACTAATTCCTTTCCGAGATTCCAGTTAATCATTGTTTTATTTTATTTCTATCTTGCATTTTTTTATTTCTATCTTGCATTTTTTTAGTATGCCGCGGAAACGAAGGGGTATCGGTTTTTTCCGAGAACATATTTTTATTTTTCCCTATGTAGTGCTTATTTTTCTGCATTACTCTAAGCACATTACGAGCCGAAGAATACCCGAACACTTCAGCAAGAATATGTAAATCACAATCGACTATATAATAATAATCAATCAGAAACAGTGCTACATTGAAAGCGTGCGGGTTGTTGTTTCTTTCTCGGTTAAACACTTTGAAAGTTATTTTTTCTGCTTGTGGCTGTAGCTGCTCTACAAGGTCACGGTATTTTATTTTTAGCTCATCTGCTATTTCAACAAACGACAAATAATTATTTTCGTGATACCTGTTAATTATTTCTTGAATTGTCTTTTTGTCTAACATGATAAAAAGTCGCAAACTAATTGCGACTTAAAACTGTTATTTTATTTTACTCTCTTTTTTCTTTCTTACCAAGCACGGACAGCTTGGATCACATTCGAGGTTTTCAATTTCTCTCGTTTTGCCTTTTCATGAGCAAAACTAGAGATACTATTCAGGAAAGCTTGTGTGCTAGATTGTGTTTGCCCATTCCACAGGCTATTTATGGAACGGTTGAGGTTTTTGCTTTCCTCTAAGCGGTTGTGACAGTAATACTCTGTCACACAGTTTAGTAATCCCCATGCTGTCTCACGGGAAGAAACAAGGTTGCTACCGATAAATGCACCACGGGTGTACATGGCGTGTACGGTTCGGAGTATCTCACTCTCATCGGTTAAATCAATAGAGTTAATGAGATTCTCTAGCTGAACAACGCTTATTTTTTCCTGCTCGATCCGCCGTAGCAGATCAGTGGCTAGTTGTTTATTTTCTTGACGGATGCCGTACTTTTGTACGAGCAAGACAAGGGATTCTGCGCCGGTGATCGTAGTTTGAGCCAGTAGGTTTACCCGTTGCTTGTAAGCCTGCCACCCATCACGAGCGGCTACGAGACAAGCCTGAATATTTAGCGTGGCATTTGAGTTATGCCCGATAATTTGCACTCTATCCCTTACCTTCTGTAACATTCCGTTACTGCATACAACGCGGAAAGCCACGTTACTGACACTGTGGCCAGCCCCGTAGTAAAACGGGTGCTGAATTAACAGCTTACCAGAGTTAGGGTCATCGCCGCAGATCGAGAACCCTGATCCTGTAAGATCGGCGACCATGAATAATCTTAACTCTAACTCACCTGATCGGTTGATAGTTTCGAGTTTGCCTATTTTTTCTAAGGGGAGGCTATTTTCCGAGCAAAACTCTCGGAAACTATTCACATAACTTGAAAACGGCACGAGACTATCCGCCCATTCTTTGCTAACCGTTCCCATATCCCGCCCATCGGGATCAGAGAGGGCGATTTTATTTGGGTTGCTACGTTCATAAAACATTCCGTAACGATACTCGCTTTTTTGGATTTGCCAATCGAGGCCGATACCTTGTAAAGCTTCGCTAGGGGTCATATCGGGATCGAGGTCGATCCCTAACCCGTAGGAGGGATCTAATCTTCCATAAACGATTTTGGCTTTTTCTTGGATTTTTCCGTTAAGATTCCACCCAGCGTTACTGGGATCGGTGATGGTTAAACTCATTTTTTTTCCTTGTAAATGTTTCTTGTTGCCTTGTTCAGGCAAACTGATCGAGGGAATCGAACCCTCTAGGAGCCTACCGATTAGGCGATCAGAAAGGAATTAGGTTTTATTGTAGGAGACGTACCAACCGTCTCCATCCATGTGGTTGTGCGCGATAGCGACTTTTTCACCGTTGCTGTTATACACAAAGGCTTTGTAGCCATCTGACGGCGAGCCTTTTATCTCCCTCAAAAAAAATTCTTCATTATTTGCAGATTCGGGAAAATCCCAAGCTTTTGCGATTGCAATGGGTTTGTTGTTATCGGGATGGGAAATAATCATTTTGTTTGTTTCCTTTGTTTTCTCTCGATGTAATCACTATAACTCGCTATTTCTTGACTTGTCAAGTAAAACTATAGAAGTTTTCTCTATAAGTTTCTGAATGATTACTATAGACTATCCTCTATATCTTCCCTGTTATCGAGACTGAGAAAATGTTAGGAGCCAGATAACACCCCTAAATCCTCTCCCCGTCTAGAATACAAAGATTTGTTATTGATGTTTCGCCGAATCTAGGGGAAAGAAAAAAAAGACACAAGTAATCAGACACAACCATAAGAATCGCCCTAGAGACACAAAACCTGATTAAGAGATAGATTCTATCAAGATGACAAGATGGATAGGGATAAAGACGATTTTCGAGGAGATAGGTAAAATGAACGACGCAAAAAAGGAAACACGAAAATCACCACAACATCAATAACAAAAGTCTGGAACGTAAGCGAGGAAAGGACTAGGGAATGTTAGAGAGTAGATAACATTAAAGAAGATCAGATAACATTTTTCTTTCTCTCTCCCTTGTCTCCCTTACTGTCTTACGCCTTGCTACAGACATACTACAAGGACGACACAAAAAACCGCTAGAGCATATCTAGCGGTTTTTTGGTCAAGGGTTCCACTCGGAACCCCGTGAGAATCTAGTCGATAATCTGATGAGTGCGAGTTTCGCCCTTACCCTCAGAAACAAGGGTTAATCCGTTCCATTTTATGTAACTTAAATGGTTACGGGCGTTGTGATAAGACCATCCCATCAATTCTTGCATCTCAGCGACAGTGCGGGGCTGTTCCCGCATGAAGTCGATCAACTTCTGTGGTACCTTCGGGGTTTTGGCGTTCGGGTTATTAACGCGAGACCCCGGCGCACCGCTACTGCCAGACTTGCGGGCTTTTTTCTCGATGCCTAGCCATAGATCCCATGGCTGAGACTTAAACCATTTAGGATTAAAAAATGCCGCGTCCATCGTGGACATAATCGCCCCATCTTTGTTGATGGCGTAGTATTTTTCGGTGTCGGTGAATATTCGACAGTCCATGTTTACGAGGTTAGTGTCAAACCACAGATTTAATCCTTTCGACTCTAACCACTCCTCGGTAGTAGGGACGTGGATCGGGGTATTGAATTCGATCCATTCCCCATAAGAGATAGTTTTGGTTTTGACTCCCAACGACTCCCAGACGTTAGCAGGAATTGTCGCAATGGGATTGCACTCGGTATCCACAAGCCGAATCGTATCCGGGTCACACCGGTAAACCACGACTTGATATTTTTTATCAGGTGTGACATTAACCTCCATATCCCCCATATCGATGGGGTGATCGACGGTCACCGTTCCCCGGTTAGTTGATTCGATTTCTAGTTCGCTATCAGTTTCAATTTCTTCCTCAATTTCTTCAGTTACTTCCAATTCTTTCACTTCCTCAATTTCTTCCTCAATTTCAGCCACATTGACTAGATTCGCTTCTATCCAATCAACAATAGAATTGCGAAGTTTGTCTTTAGAAATCCCTACTACCTTGATTCCCGCTTCATGAACAGTATTTAATTCTTTAGCTACAGACTGTAATTCGGCAAATACTTGACAGTTTTGGATGGTTTCGATAGTAATCATGGTCGTTTTCTTTTTTGTGATGTTTTATTCGGGGCTTGTTTCGTTCCCCATGACTTAAGAATGCCGCTCATTTCTTGAATTGTCAACTAATACAAGCGCACTCCCCCAAAATCTTAAAATACTTGCCTAGCAAGTATTCTGTCGATTCTCGCAAAAAACTCTCAGAAAAATTCTTGAAACTTTTTTCTGAGAGTTTTCTCAATGCCCATCATAGACAAGTATCAATGAAGGTCTATAGCTGATACCTCTGTACTAAGTCATCCCGTACTCCGATTAAGATCACTCGCTCCCGGGATTGAGGCACACCATAGTATTTAGCATTTAGGACTTGCCCCCTGACTTTGTAGCCACAGGATCGCAATTCGCTATATATATCGAGAGCGACTCGCTTCATGTGTCCTCGGATCATACCGGGTACATTCTCCGCCACGAACGCTTTTGGTTTGAATCCTTGCAGAAAACGACAATACTCCCTAAATAGCTGATTGCGATCATCATGTAGGTTGCGTTTGCCTGCCACAGAAAATCCCTGACAGGGCGGGGACCCTGTAAGTAAATCGAGATCGCCGAGACTGATTCCCGATAAAGCGATCGCTTTTTCTAGGGAAAGTTTTGCTATATCCCCGTGATAGAGTGGTACCTCAGGGAAGTTTGCCCGGTAGGTTGTGGCAGATTGATCATTCCATTCCACAGCTAGGCGCTCATCGAACCCTGCTAGTTTTAATCCGAGAGATGAACCGCCACACCCCGAAAAAGTATCAATCACAGTCGGGCGATCGGTGTTTTCAAGGAATGGGGAATTTTTCAAGTTTTCAGCGATCGCTTTCATTAATAGGGGCGGGACTGAATTCCCAATCCTCTCGATCACATTTTTAAATCCGAGTGATTCAGGAAACACGAAATCATCGGGGAAACTTCCGAGTCTTTTTAATTCCACCTCATTAATAAATCGCTCACCATTGGGGTGGATTATGCCGGTTGTTCCCCAATGAGAAGATTTAATAATAGTGCAGGATTCTCTGTTCCAAGATAGTCGGATTAGACTCATAAAACCGCCCGTTTTGCCGTTGTTATACTTAGCGATTATTGGTTTTATCTTGTCACTAGCAAAATCCCCCGGCGTTATCTCTAGGGCGACTTTTTGGACATATTCACGCATGGCAATCGGACAAGGTTCGTTCTCGTCTAATCCCTTAAAGGCTTCTCGTACTGTGATCGGTTTTGTTTGCGGTTTTGGGTGAAAGTTCCACATAAATCACCATTTAAACCCACAATTAGGACACTCGTGCTTAGTTTCTCCTAAACTTTCCTCATCTATATCTTGATTATCGCCGGGGATTCCTTCATCACTTTCCTCTCCCATATTCAAGGCGGTAAGAATTGAACTTAAATCCCCGATCGCTCCTAAATCCTCACCCTCGCTATCGAGATATTCTGCTTGCTCTAACAGTAAATCGTGATCAAATAATTTCAGTTCATCGATAAGCTCAAGCCCTGCGCCGTGAATCGTCGAATGATTGTGCAAAATAGAGTATTTTACAGCTTTTCCCTCACTTTCAGCCTCTACTCCTATCAAAACAGGTACCAGCCATTCGCCATCTTTATCGGTCAAAATTCCCCTTGGTGGTTTAATATTGCGATTTTTGATTTTTAATAGAGCGGCACGTCGATCATGCCCTTCTGTAATTCCGCCTTTCCCTCTATTAAGGCTGGGGTCTATTCCAATCGGGTCTTTAAAGCCAAATTCTAGGATAAGAGCGATTGTGTTCTCAGTAGCGTGCTTTTTGGAATTACTTACAAGGGGAATAAGGTCAGAGAGGCGACGATACTCGATCGCTAATTTATCTGCTTTATCTGGCATAATTGAATTGTCAAGATTGTAAATAGAAGCACCTATATATTAACCGAATGGTAGTAGCAAAACGCGGCAGAAAAAGAACCTACACAATCCATGAGGAAGTTATCGAATTCGTGAGTTATCCCATCTGGGAACAGCAACCCCTCGAAACACCAGACTGGTTTGAAAGATTTCAGACGTGGTATCTTACGATTCCTAGCGGGTACAGAACCTTAAATCGAGCGTTTTCTAATTGCGGGGAGGCCGCTGGGGAAACAGTAGAGAAAACAAAATTTAAGCGAGCCAAAACTGTTCCAGACGATTGGATACTTGCTTGCAAAAATTATCGATGGGAAGAACGCGCCCGTGCTTACTGGTTAAAAAAAATACAGGAACAAGATGGGCATATCGACCACGTTTTAACGGAAATTCGCGAGCGAACGCTCAAGATTGCTCTAAAAAGCCTAGACAAAATCGAGGCAATGACGAATTACCCAATTTCTCGCCGGACTATAACATCAGTAGATGAACAGGGGAATCCTCTACAGGTTACAATTGAACCTAACGGCAATTGGTCGCATCGAGACGCTTTATCAATGAGCAAAACCTTGACTGATGTACTCGAAAAAGTCATGGGGTTAGATACTCTTGAATATGCGCTAAATATTGTTCAAAAAAATGGATTAGCAGTTATTGATCCTGACGGGAAACTAATCGGCTCTGGAGCAATCGAACCAAGTATCGATGACTTAACGGCAATCATTCGTGATAGTGCAGTGATTGATGAAGATGTTTTAATTCCTACTAAAATGGTTGAAGAAGAAGAATGACTACAGCATCAATAAACAGGTTGGAATTTTACGATGCTTTTCTTGCAGTAGAAATAGCAAGAATAGAAACCGAATTTAATTATCAAAATCCTGGACTAGAGCAAGGTTTTGATACCTATGCTGATAATAGTTTTGACTGGCAATTTTTCCCTGTTTACGAAGTAATATTCACGCTAAAATCCCGTCAAACACTTTACGAACGAACAAGAAAAGCGATTGAACCGAACCCAATCAAATTTGGAGGTTTTGCTGTTCCTTTGATGCGTTTTGAAACTCTTGAAAAACAATGGGGGTATCCTAATGCTCAACTCGATTAAAGGTTTACTTGATCGCTGGCATGATCGTGATACATATTTCCCCGAAAGTCTTGTAATAACAATACTTAGAAATCGAGGACTATCTAGTCACCTTGAGATATTTAATAGGCTAAAAACTAGACAATGGCCAATACGCCGTCCCGAAACAGTCAAAAAACACCTTGATCGTATGGTGTTCGAGGGTAAACTACAATCAAGAAAAACAAACCGATTTACCTATTATGAAATTGTAAGAAATAATGAAATTTCGTAGCGAGTCAATTAATGCTAAAAAACAGGCAAAGAATCAGTCCCAAAAATTTACAGCGCATACGGGAAAACAACTCTCGTTATTCGACTAATGTAGATTACAATTATCCTGAGCCTCAGATAGGAAAACAGACCTTGTTTTTTAATTCTGATGCGGATATTGTCTGGTTTGGCGGGGCGGCCGGAAGCGGGAAATCAAGAAACCTTCTCGCTTATTGCGCGCGAGAAGAGTTTATTCGTAACCCTCTTTTTAATGCAGTAATTTTTAGACTTTCCTATAGTCAGATAACGAACCCCGGAGGTTTAGCTGATGAATCGCAATTGCTTTATCGAGATTTAGGCGGGAAATTAATTACAAAACCGTTTGATTGGAAATTTCCATCGGGGGCAAAAATATCTTTTCGGTATCTACAGCATCGAAAAGATATGTTTGCTTGGCAGGGATCGCAGGTAAATTTAATCTGCTGGGATGAATTAACTCATTGGGATGATGGAGGTGAGGCATTTTGGTATTTACTATCCCGTAACCGATCAATGTCTGGGATTAAGCCAAGAATTCGAGCCACAATGAACCCTGACGCTGACTCTTGGGTAGCTGATATGATCCGATGGTGGATCAACCCACAAACTGGCTATCCAATCGAGGAAAGATGTGGAATAATTCGATATTTTGTTCGATCGGCGGGGCAATTAATATGGGGTGATAGTGAAGAAGAACTGATTGCCCGATTCCCAAAATCCAATCCAAAAAGTTTTACTTTTATTAATGCCACAATTTACGATAATCCGATCTTCTTAAAAGCTAACCCCGAATACATTGCGAACCTTGAAGCTCTACACCCGATTGAGCGAGAAAGACTATTACACGGAAATTGGAAGATTAAATATGAGACAGGAACCGTGTTCGATCGCACATGGTTTGAGATATTAGATAATATTCCCGATGACTGGAAATTAATCGGAAAAGTACGATTCTGGGATTTGGCCGCTACAGCAAAAGAAAACGCTGAAAATTATCACTGCTACACATCGGGTACTCTTGTCTATAAATACGAGCGAGTTAAAAATACTTTATCCGATGGCACGATTGTCAAGGAATTTGCTTATGTAGTCGCTGATAATATATGCGAACAGAAAAAAGTCGGTGAAGTCGAATTAATGTTAAAAAACACTGCTGAAATAGACGGGAAAAGCGTAGCAGTTCGATGGGAGAAAGAAGGTGGGTCAAGCGGTAAGTTCGTAGAGAACACGATTACAAATGTAATACAGGAATATCACCCGAATCACGACGTAGCGGCGATCGCTCCACAAGGGGATAAATTAACAAGAGCGTTACCTGCGGCGACGGCAGCCAGTAGGGGGCAGGTTTTTATCCTTCGGGATGCTGTCTGGAATACTCGCTTTTTAAATGCTTGTCAGAGTTTCGATGGGAATAAAAAGCCACCACCGGTTAACGACCTTGTGGATAGTCTTTCTGGTGCGTTCTATTCCCTTGAAAATGAGTTTTTCGGAGGGGATGACGATGGTGTGATGCCAATTGTGTCACCAGCACCGATTAACGAGTTTAGGGGGGGATTGAAGGGAAGATATTAAAAAAGGGACTAAAGAATTTCTCTAGTCCCTAATTTGTACAAATAGATCAACTTACCTAAGCTTTCTAGCCACAAGATAAGGTTTATCCCTTCATTGTAAGACAAGTCAGCCCCTTGACAAAAACTTCTAGGGCTTGACACTCCCGTCGTCTCGAAGGGGTTGCACCAGAGAACAAAAAATCGGCTTGCTAGTTGTAGATTCCCGTTTGATCGCCGGTGAGCTAGGGATCGAGCATCGTGGATTACGTCAGACAGTCGAGAAGTATTTGAACGAGTTACAAGAGTTCGGGACGATAACATTTCAAATGTCATCGTCACGGATGCCGGATGGACGCATTAACCCGAAACCTGAGCGCTATTGTTTCCTCAACGAAGATCAGGCGACCTTCCTGATGACGCTTTCCCGCAACACTCCCCAAGTAGTCGCTTGTAAGCAAAACCTAGTCAAGGCGTTCTCAAAGGCTAAAGAGTTAATCAAAGAAGTCAACCCTGCAAAAAGCGATCGGGAATTAGAGATCGAAAAAATCCGGGCGATCACCGAAAACGTCTATGCGATAAGCAAAACCGACGTTGAGAAAATGCGGGAACTCAAAAATTTCTCCCCTCCTACCCAAGTCGAATACTATCGCCTAGAACAAGAACGAGTAAAAGAGCAGGCGGAACGTGCCAAGACAGAGGCTGAACAGCTTCGGTTAGAGCGTTCCAAAATAGTCCACTCCCCGAAAAAAGAAACCCTGTACCCTGTAGGAACTACTCTACTCACCCCGGAACAGCTAAAAGACAAGCTAATTACCGACATGGCCGCCTACATCGACAAAATGGTCAACGAAAAAGGAATCAAGCCGAAAATACGGGATTTACAGCAGAAATTCCAGTCCCGCAAGGTTCCCGATGATAATGGCAAGCTTGTCAGAATTAATGCGAATATTTTGCGATCGCTCCTACCGGAAGCTTTAGAGCGATGCGAATGCGATCGAGAAAATGTTCTGTTGGGATTACCCCTAAACCGAGTCAGAGTCTCTCGAACCCACTAGAAACTTTCAGTTTAAAATAGTGATGCCCCCGATCGCTTCGGGGGACTAACCAATTCAACCTAAAAGGCAGGTCAAAATGGCTAACTCAAGTTTAGCAGTTTTCGAGTTTCAGTCTAATTCCGTCCGAATTCTCTCAATCGATAATGAGCCGTGGTTTGTGGCGCGGGATGTTTGCAATGTACTTGGTATTTTAAATGTTTCGCAAGCTCTTGCGCGATTAGATGGGGACGAAAAGCGTCTTGTGAATAGCGAAGGGGGTATCATTTCAAATGATGATCCAGACGTAACAAGGCTTCTAGCTGTTAACGAGTCTGGTATGTACTCCCTTGTACTATCGTCCCGCAAGTCAGAAGCACGGGCTTTCAAAAAATGGATCACTTCAGAAGTCCTCCCCTCAATCCGAAAAACGGGAGGATATGTGCAACAGGAGTTGTCGGAAACTGAAAAACTGAGGATTAAGCTAGAAAACGCAAAAATCGAGCTAGAAATTGCAAAACTGCGGCTAGAAACGACGAAAGTAGATGTAGAGCGAGAGCGTTTTGCGTTGGAATCGAAACAACTAAGTGAGCCAATCCCTCAATTTTCGGAGATTCCTGTCGCTAATGCGTATAGCTCCAATGCGGCTAATACTATCCAGCGAGCAAAGCTAATCAACGCAATCGCCGCATACATGGACAAATGCGAGCGAGAACACAAACGGATTCCTGATATTCGGAATTTGCACCAACGATTTCAGCGATGGATTTTGATAACCGACGATGGCAATCCAATTCGGGTCAATTCTGGCATACTTAAAAATTTGATGCCAGAAGTCAACGCTTGTCGTGCCGAGCGTCATTAGCGATCGCTCCTACCAGAAACTCTAGAACGCTCTAAAGTCTCTCGAACCCACTAAAACGATTAATCCTACGTCCATCCCCCTAGAGAAGCTTCTAGGGGGATTTTTAGTGCGATGTAGGGGATGTGGAACCGGGGAGGGATTGGGGGGGGTAGGGACGGGATAGGGACAAGGATAGGGGGATGTTAAAACGTTAGAGCGATGTTAGGGAGTAAATAACGTAGGAAAAAGATATATATGTCAATACTTCTAACCTTTTTGTTAGTATGTTTCACTTTTTTACCCACTTACTCTTTTTTGGTTCAACCCCCCTACTTTTACTGCTGACCTTGCTAATTTTTCTAGCGAGTAGTACAAGTATTCTATGTTAAAGATTTTGACTCGATGTTAGGGAGTAAATAACATAGAGAAAAGATATATATATCAATACTTCTAACCTTTTTGTTAGTATGTTTCACTTTTTTACCCACTTACTTTTTCCCGATCCAATTTCCTATCTTTCCACGGATGACCTTGCTCTATCCCCTCCCTTTTTTTCCTTCCCCTATGATCCTTGAAACATTCATAACAAATTTCTACAGACTAGACAGGGTAAGCGTTTCAGGATGTTATCTGATACCCTAACATCCTCGAACACCTCGACATAGCGATCGCAATTCTGATATATTACATATACTACGAATGTAACATATCTTATCGCTTATAGTAGAGTCTGATGTATTACATATACTACTTATGTAACACAACCCCCTTTTTTCGTCTGTTTTGACTAACTATATAGGTAGCCCTAACATCAATAACACTTTCTGAAAGTCTTACTGGGAGAGGATTTAGGTGTTGGATTTATCAATGACACCCCTCGAACACCCTAACATCCCTCTAGCCCAAAACACAGCCCCCATCTAAATCCAAGAATTTAGATGGGGGCATCGGGAAACGCGGTTCTAAAGGTGGTGACAAAAATTTTGAAAACCCCTCTGAAACCGAGACACAGCAAGGATTAGAAGGTGTTCGTATCTCACTTTTTGAAAAATCGGCTGAAAAGGAAGGGGTACGTTATTGTCGTACCCCTTGAGGCATCGGGAAACGCGCTAGAATACTTGTATCGCCCTCTAGTTCTCGCTAGAGGGACTAAACAATAAGCCTAAACAGGAGGCACTAATGTCTGATACAAGTTTAGCAGTTTTCGAGTTTCAGTCTAATTCCGTTCGTATTGTGATGATCGACGGCGATCCGTGGTTTGTAGCGCGGGATTTGTGCGAAGCGTTAAACCTTCGCGATACCTCTAAAGCTTGCGCTCGATTGGATGTTGACGAAAAGCTGATACGAACATTAGTCGTATCAGGTCAAAACCGTGAAGTAGTAATAATTTCAGAATCGGGGATGTATCGTTTGGTTTTTAGATCGCGCAAACCTGAAGCGCAAGCGTTCAGAAAATGGGTAACATCTGAAGTTCTCCCCTCGATCCGAAAAACAGGACGCTACTCGCTTCCCTCCCCCTCCCCCTCCCCCCTATCCCTCCCCGAACAATTAGCTGCGGCCGGACTACCCGAAGATTGGCCAGTCAAAAAATATCCCCTAGGAGTTCCCACGGGAGAAAAGCCACCTCTGCCAAGCGATCGCCCTGGGAGTTTAGAACGACAAGAAATCGAATTGACAATTTTGCTGTGCGAGGCTTTTGGAGGGCGGCTAGTCACGCCGGAGGAAGCGGCGATCGTTGCACCCGAATTAAAGTCAGCGATCCGAATGCACTTTCGGAGCCATGGCCGTGGATGGAGTTGGGCAACCATCGTCAAGGCATACACTTTTGACAACTGCTGGTGGGAACGATTTTTTAAGGAACCGGTGATCAGGTATTTCAAGTTCAACCCCCTTGCACCTCGCCAACCCCAATTTGCGGATCAGAAATTTTTGCTTGAAACTTCAAGCAAAAATTAGAGTAAAATACGGGAAGATGCCTCCTTCTCCTGGCATCTGATTAAATTAATCCTTTTGAAAACCGCAAAAGGATTAATTACTCGAAAATCGGGTACCAAGCGTGATAGAAGCAAATATAGTAGTCAATCTAATAGACGATCTACGGATCGAGCGGGGCTGTTTTTGGTCGCCGCTCACAATCTTGCTGTTTGGTGACTACACAGACTGGGAATTGTTCGGGCAAATTCGTGATCAAACCGGTAGTGAATCACTGTATGCCGATTTTCAGTTTGAGCCAATCGTGTTAGTGGATAGGGTAGAAGATGAAGTCACTAAAACCTATTCACGAATAGTTCCTTTTCTGGGTGCTTCTCAATCTTTGGCAATCCCCCCGACTAAAATAATCAGTGCTACTACCCCAATCGCCATCGGAAAAAACCGATGGGCTTTTGATATTAGGATTCGCAATCCAGATGATCTTGAGATAGTTCTACCGATTTGCGAGGGAGCGGTTGAAGTTAGCGATCGAGTAACGGTGATAGTCTAATGCAAACAATAGTTATCGAAAATGGCGAGGTTATTAGGGTTGAAAATCAGCTAAGTACAACGCTGGTTTTAAATCGTGATCCAAGTATTTATATCAGAGGTGAAAGAGGATTTTCAGCCTATCAGGTAGCTGTTGCCAACGGTTTTGTTGGCACAGAAGAAGACTGGCTAGAAAGTTTAAGAATCCAAACAGAATTAAATTGGAATAGTACAAATTGGTAAATTTATGACAACTTTTAAAATATTTCGAGAAACCGCACTGCCTGGGTTGTTACAGCCTTACGCAATGTATGTAGTCGCCCCAACAGCAAAACCTGATTACATTGAAATTTATGTTACCAACTCGACCGGAAGTGCTGCTAGAAGGGTTCTAACAGATACCGATGTTCAAGGGATGATTAATTCATCCCTTAGCGGAATGTCGGGGCTACAGGTAGTAGCCGATATTACAGCAAGAAACGCTTTAAATCCCACTACAAATCAGTTAGTTTTAGTGCTAAATGCCACGGGTGATAATACAGTATCCAGTGGGGCGGCAACTTACGTTTATCGGCTTTCCACAACAAGTTGGATTAAGATTAGTGAAGCCGAATCCTTAGACGCAGTGGTAAATTGGACAAATATACAAGGTAAGCCTACCAGTTCTGCTAGTGCGATCGATACTGCGGTGGCTAATTCCCACACTCACGCCAACAAAACTCAGCTAGACAAAATAGGAGAAAATGAAGATGGTCTCTTAACCTATAATAATAATTTGCCAGTAATTGCTTGGAACAGCGTCGGATGGTAGCGTGAGTAATTTTAGGACACATAAAGTAGTTAGTTCTTTACCTGTCACTCTCGAACCGAATGCAGTTTATTTTGTTAGAGCGGGGGCTGGGTTTGATTTGTATTGTACTGATCAAACAGGAAATATCGCCCACCAAATAAATGGTGGGGGTACTATTACGGCAGTTAGTCAATTAACTAACGATAGCGGCTATATAACAGCTAGTAGCACTGCTATTACTGACTCTGATGTAGTTTTTAATATTGCCGTCTTTAACGAGACTTTTATTTTATTCAACAATGGGGTTTTTGAGCTATTATCGGTTGCAGCAATTCAAAATTTAACTAATAGCAATAGTGGTAGCATTACTTTTAGAAATAACGGAACTGCAATAGCTGGATTATCTAGTTTGTCGATTAGTGGAACAAGGTCAGGAACTTTTACGCCTAGTGCCACGCAAAATATATCTACTGGTACAAATCTAGATATTGTGATCACAGGATTAAGTCAAAGTATTCAATTAGCTTTTACCTTGAGGATAAGAAAATGACGATTTTATCTGTTTACGAAACCGCTCCCAATACCTTTAGGGAGGTTACTTTAAAAGCCGCAAATGTAGCTTTTAACAGTGGAGAATTACGAGAACGAATTACTACTGCAATTATTAATAATGCCCAACAAGGTTCGGCACTCTTAAATGATCCCGCTTACTTTGCTAAGGTTAAAAGTGAATTTATGCCAGATATAAATTCAGTTGTGATTTTAGCTAAAAAAGTGGCAATAGGAGAAATATTAATTTACAACAGGGACGCAGCTTTTCAGTTGACTCTAAAAGCTATCCCCATTGCTTGCGCTGGTGTAGCATCTTTCGTCCTCACACAGGAACAAAGATCGTCTTTGAATTTTAACCTATTAACTGCTCCCCAAGTGTCTAGATCGTTGTTGCCCGCCTTCTTGGCGCCCGACGGGCAGTTAGAGCCTATTAGCGATGCGGCTATTTTATCAATGGTTACAGAATTTAGTAATAGTCCTGTTTACTTCCAGATTTTAGATAATCAAGGGTTTGTCTAATGCAGGTTATTATTAAGCGGCGGGCTATTAGAATCGAACAAGTTCCTAATTTAGCCCATATTTACGACTTCACAAATCCTAGCAATTTAACCTTAAGTGGATCAGAAATCTCTGCAATTAGTGACAGAGGACTGTTTAATACTGCATTATCACAGCCTACGGCATCAGCTAGACCCTTGATCGTCACTAATCAATTAAACGGTTTATCTGTTGCAAATTTTAACGGGACAAGTCACGTTTTATTCAATAATAACTCTACTTTAGGATTATCAAGTTTTGGCTTGTTTGTATTAGCAAATCCTTCTGATAATAATAATGTCAACAAAGATACCTTTGTTAGGAGATTGTCATCAAATGGTATCAACTGGGCTGTGCGGTATAACAGTACCGAACAATTTAATTTAATTGCACAAAATAGTTCAGGTACAGCATTTACTGGTTTAGTATTAAGTCAAGGTGCTGGCAATTGGGGTCTTGCGTTTGTTGGGTATAATTCGGGCTTTTATTATCGAAGTATAAATGGAAACACTGTTAACTCTCAAAGTAGTAGTGTGGTTCCACGATCTGACGGAACTCAGCGTTTAACTATAGGGTTTAATAGTGGCGTTGCTAATAGTTTTTTTGGAAGCATTGCTACGATAGTAGCTTTAGATGGCTACCCAACTAATGACGAAAAACAAATCATCGAAGGAATACTTTTACACAAGACAGGATTGCAGTCCTTATTACCCTCAAATCACCCCTATCGATTTTTCCCTCCTTTTGTTTAATATTTTGCCGCAGATAATTGCTGGTTAAACGGAAGGCTTTGGATTAACTCCCGATGTTTCTGCTCTAACCTTGCTTTTTCATCTTTTAATTTCTCAATCTCTTGTCTTTGGCGGGCGATGATGGTTTCGGTTAGGCTCGTAGGCTTAATCTTTGCAATTTGCCGTTTTAGCTCGTAATTCTCAGCTTGTAGTACGTTGTACTTCTCTAGTAATTCTTGATCGTTTTTTGGAGTATCGGACTTAGCGGGATCGGGTTTCCGGATACTAATACGATTAGCTATTGCCTTGATTTGTGATGGGGTTGGGGTATTGGTTCCCGCTTCGCTCGTAATTTTCTGCCAGAGAGATCGGATTTCCGTGACCCGTTCGAGATTACAAGCAAGTCCTACAGCGGATGCTCCCCCGTGCGCTTCTTTTGTAGCAAGAATAATAGCTCGATCCCGAAAAGGAGCGAGAGCTTTATAGGAGTATGTGCTAATTGGAACTCCTAAAATCATCTCGATCATCCGAGCCGAATTTTCTTCCTTAATCCGTCGGAACATATAGGGTGAAAGATAAGCATCCGAGAATCCCTGAAATGTTTTGTAGCCAATTGCTATGTATCCTCCGTTTTCCTCGAACTTGTGCAGGACATGACGCAAGCGATTGTTGATCTGTCGGATTCCCTCGAAACATTCGTTAATTTCCCCAACAAAGTTTTGAAAGATAGACGGTAATTCTTTAGTAGATTGTGTCATGATTTTTTCCAAAATACTCGGTTTGTCGGGGTGGGATGGTAGAAAATCTCACCGTTGGTTTTCTTCTGAAGCTTCAAGATTAATTGCCCTTGAGACGGGGCTTCGATACCTAAGACTATCGATATAGAAGCGTTAAGCTGAGAACTGAACTTGATCAGGTCGTCTTCTTTGAGGTTTGCGGCAATATCGGGGAGATAGGTATTTTCGTGTTTGTAATGTTTGGTGACGTTATTGGCGTTTTTGCGCTTAATCGCTCGTTTTAGCCCAAGCACCCAATCAGATGCTTTTTTTTGTAACTCAGGAACAACAGTTTGCTTCAATTATTTATTCTCCAGTTTTAAAGAACTATCTTCTAGATTCCATTCATGTTTCAAAATATTTTTGTACATTGCTTCTCGAACCAAAATCGTTTCGTAAAGCTTAATTAAAAGTTCTTGTGATTGCTCGTGATTCAACTGTTGAACCTGCAAACTAAACGAGCATAGGTCAAATTGTTGTTCTAGAGTTAGTTCTGTTTCGTCCATCACTTTACCTCTTGATTTCTAATTTATACTTAAAGCTTAAAGTAAGTCTCTTGAATTGTCAAGCGAATTCTGTTACACTTTATAAAAAGTCCAAGAAAAACAAAATGGTTGATTCAGTGATAGGAATAGCAGGGCAATTTTTATCAAATCCGACAATAAAGGCGAATGCGTCTCTCGTGTTTAGTATTGCTACGGGTGCGCCTACGATAGTCGCTGATGAAGTGGGAAATCCGATTCTTGCAACATCTGTTACAGCCACAGTCACACTTTCTTGTTGGCTTCAACAGAAAAAGCCTCCCTACGCTGATGTGCAAGAGGGGAGTTACCTTGACTCTGAATATTTTGAGGGAAGGCTAGTAAACCCTAAAAACTATCCTTTCCCAGTCCCGGCTACGGGAGATATTCGGATCACGATTAACGGGCGATCTGGGCTTATTCGGCAGTTAAATGTTTTCGAGTCCCCAACAAGCCAGCAATTAAATATTTCAGACAAACTAGGACGGAGAATTAAGCTTTATGCGAGATTCGATCAGGGAGGGGGTTGATTAGTTTGATTCGTCCCTAGAATCACCTGCCAAAAATAAACCAATAGCGATTAGTTTTCCCTGCCAATTATCTGAGGCAATGTAATGAGCAAATAGCGCAATACCCGAAAATTCAGGGTGTTGCGCTGAGTAAGTAATAAAATCACTTAGAACATAAATAGCGGCAATTAATGAAGTTTTCCAGTCTTTAAACAATGCTCGATTTAATATTTTCATAAACCCTCCTAAAAATTGGCTTGTCGCTGATTGTTAAAATTAGCTTATCTTCGTGCCATTTTGTAAATGTGTGGTCGTATCCTCGAATAATCTTTAGGTTGTCTTCGATAATAATTCCTGCGTATTTTAGCCCATCGTTAATATACTTTGCCCCAGCAGAAGTGTTATCAGGGTCACGGGCAAAATTAACGATTTTCCATTCATAGTGTAACCAAACCTCGCCTAAGAACCGTGGGATTTTTTGCTCTTTTACAAGGCTTGCAATATAAAAATTCCACTTTTTTTTGATGCTCGCACTTTTGAATTTGTTGCTTCGAGCTACTCGAATCTGATCGTTTAGTGTGGGAGGGAGGGGACAGGTAAAAGTAGTGATCATTTTTAGTCCCCCGTTTACGCGGGGGCATACAATTATTTTATTCGCCCAATAACAGTTGTCTTTGCCCTTCCGACAAAATCCGAACAGCTTTGTCGATATTTTCTTGGTGTACAAAAGACTGAGTGATCGGGCGCTGGATCAAATCCAATAAATCAGGTGCTATTTTTTGCAATCGACGTTCTAACTCCGCCCCCGATTTAAATGTAACTCCCGTCATTTTTTTTATATGATCTTTTAATTGTGCAGTAGTCATTCCCTTGCGGCGATCACCACAACGCTGATCTATTACTTCTAATACGACTTTTTCGGTTTCGACAATTTGATCAGCCATGCCACGCAATGCGAGGACAGTCTCTTTGCCGTGTAAGACTAGCATCGTATGGTCTAATTGTCTCAGTTCAAGTTGCTTGGACAATACTTCGTTTTGTAGTTCTAACTCTCGAATGCGATCGCTTTGCTGTGGGATAACTTCTTTGATTAGTTTTTTGGCTTCTGAAAAAGCTCTAACTAGGTTGCGCTTGCATTGACGCACTTGCTCACTATTCCGAGAAAGTGTCATCGTATAAGTTGCTTGATCTTCGTTTAAGTAACAATAAATTTCTGTAGAAGTATTACCCTGACTTGTTTTGAACTCTCGCATTTTAAATTCTAGAGTTCCAAATTGTTCAATTTCTGTTAAATACTTTTTGATTGTTTGCAAAAAGCCTTTATGGGTAATCCCTAATTCATCAGCGATTAAACGGGAATCAACAACTAAAGACTCGTTAACTGTTAAAATCTGAATAGACATAGTGGCTCCTATTAGCCTAAATGTTTAGTCCCCCGATCGCATCGGGGGCAATAATAATATTATAATCTGAAAGTTTCTGTTAAGATGCTAACTAAGCGCGCTTAATCGTTAACGTCGTCGTTTCGGGCAATCGATATTCGGGATAAGCTAATCGCCATGCCTGATGATGATAAAGATTTTGGAATTCAAATCGGGGAGACGGCACTTTTTTGATCTCTAGCCCTAGTTTATTACTTGCCGCTTTCAGTAGTCGCCAGTTAAACGAGGTTTCCCGTACATCGTTAAACTTGGCAACACGGATAATCGAACTATACTCAAAAAGCTCATCAACCGCTTCAGAAAGAGCATAATTTTCGGCTTCTAGTAGTTGTTTTTGTTCCTCTAGAAGTTCCATTTTCTCCAATAAGGCGACCTGCTGTTCTGCTAGTTTTAAGTTTTCACGAGCAAGCTCAATCGCTGTTTTGGGTTTAGCGATCGAGTAGCTTCCCGTTTGACGAATAGAAGGAAGTATCTCGGAGTGCATCCATCGGTTTAGTTGTTTACCCATCTCAGTTCGCGATCGAGATAACAAGAATGTGATCGCCGCATCATTGACGATTAGTACACGCTGAACTCCTCCGTTAGTTTCAAGGGAGTAGTCGGCGACTACATCCTTTCCTAAATCCTCTTGTAGTACCGCTTTTGCGTCAGCCGGGCGCGTTTTGCTTCCCATAGCTTTAAGGACATCGGCTAGTACAAACCACGGATCACCGTCGATCACTACTACCCGGATCGCGTTTCCACTAAAATCGAATGGTACAATATTGTTAGACATAGTGGCTCCTATTAGCCTAAATGTTTAGTCCCCCGATGCGATCGGGGGCAATAATAATATTACAATCTGAAAGTTTCTGTTAAGATGCAACTTGTTTCCCGTGCTGACCAAAAACTTTTAGACTGTGATAGGTTTATACTTCCGAAAAGCCAGTAATAAATCATCGGGAACCATTCCTAACTGTCCCGATCCGTAACTAATTTTTAACTCTTCAAACGGCAATTCTACGCTTGTAACACCCTTAAAGCTTCCCGTATTACATACCCAGTCGAGAACTCGTCCAAAAGCGGCTTTTAGTTGTCTTACTTGCCTAGTATCTTCCGAGAAGTCGATCCCCGCAGAATACTCCACATCAGCCTCGGAAAACTCAGGGAATGGCTCACGGCTGTTCCATGATTGATTGTATCCCCATGATCGCCCGTAAACAGTTGATAGATTAATCTGTCCATCTACATCGATCATGTACTCATCAGGAGTCAGTACCTTCCAATTATCTGGGGCGATTGCCCGGTTAAATCCGTCTGTTACGTTTCCGAGGCGAACCTTGATAATTGGTTCGGGGTCTTCTGCGATCGGTGTGCTTGGCGAGACATAGGTAAGTCTAAAGTTTTGGAATTTTAGATTGACCCGTAGCTTTTCTCGGTACTGGACAATCCCTAGTGGGCGATCAGCCCCCCGATCCCCCTCGACAATAGTTTCGACAAAAGAAATTGCGCCTTCTAGTGCGTCATCCACTAGGGTAACGCTAGGCGCAAATAGTGACAGGTCATCGGGAGTGAAAATCATACAATTTTGAGCATCGGACAATATTTCTGGTTTTCTTTTGTCCGTTGCGGGCAAAACGAAGCTCTTTCTTCGTCGTCATACTGTAATCGTCCGCCGCAGTCACTACAAAGCTTTATACCTTGACTTCTCAGGTTGACAAGCTGATATTCGCTTTCGGCAGGCGGAAAGTCAGGCGAGGGGATTTCGCCCGCTATTTCGGTTTTTGTTCTTGTTTCAGCCATAGTTTATTAGGTTAATCCAGAAAGTGCATTGTCAGTAGTGCGGAACTTGGCTACCCGTAACTGTTGACTGGCGTTACTTGAACCAGTGGGGTCAACGTCAAGGGTATCAACTCCTTCCCACGAAAGCCATGTCAAGCGGGACTCGCGGTCAAAGTTGGTTACAGAATCGGTGCGAACCTCGACAGGCATTGCAATTCCACGTCCTACTGCTCCATGTCCAAAGAAATAGGAGTCCCGGAATAGTGCAGTAGTAGAGGGAGTGCGGACGGTAACATTGCTTACTCCGTCCGCCCCAGCGTTGCCTACCCCAAAAGCATTCGATTCAAAACAGTGAACGCCCTCGACAACACCCATGTAGCCGTTAACTCGCGGTTCGGACTCATCAGGAACGTAAGCCGGAAGCATGGCATTGAGGAAATCAAGAAGGTTGGCTGGTGTCGGGGCTTCCCAGTCGTCGTCTAAGTCTTCTCGCAATTGTTTCCAAGCAGTAGGATTTAGGACTGCCATAAAGTTTCCGTCTGGCAGGGGTTCCCACGGGCTAGTAGATGAGTGAGCGCGGTGACGCATCTCCCGGAGAAATTGTTGACTCATCCGTCCATCGCCGTTTTGTAGAGCAGTCGGAGTAGTAGTGATTGTGTTGCCCCGGTTATACCAGATTACCGAGGTCACATCGTAGCGAGACCGGATTAAACGATCCTCGAATTGAGCGTAGTCATAGCCAAATTTTTGATTGAGTTCTGCCGCTAGTTCGTAAGCAGAAAAATACTCAACGAAACTCACAATCCGGATTGGATTAATTTGCGTAGAAGCACTTTCTTTACCACGTCCATACTCACGAATTTCCACATCGACTTTAGACGTGGACATGGAATCGCTACGGGTCGTGATCGAACTGTAGGTACTGCCCGCCGATAATTCGTAGTCAGCAAGAGCAGGAGAAACAGAAAGATAATTGAATCTTCCAATTTGAATTGTGTTTCCCCGCGATTTTGCAAAATCGTATCGCACTAAGGGCATCATGTGAAATACAAAGCCAGGGCGATGGGTGACACGCATAATCGCCGAGAGCGTAGGTAAAAAGCCACCGGGAAGATCAGAGATGATCGTGTTAGTCACGCTTTCACCAGGATCGATCATCTGAATATCAGTTCCCCGAAAAAGACCCGCTTTTTTACCCCACGAATCGAGATCGCTTAAAACGTGCCGATAGTTTGCCTTGACATAGCGATCAAGCTCGGTTTTGTCAAAGTCTAGAACACGCTCTTTAGCTCCTGTAAATTTTATAGCTTTTGGGAGCGAGTCGATATGATGCTGAATTTCCCGAAAAGTACCGGGTAACTTATCGTTGTACCCGATTGAGATATTCGTGTTAAAGTTTACTGTTTTGAATTTCGGGGCATTGTTTTGTACTTTCACTTCGTCTGTTTCTGCCTTTTTTGCAGGCTGACTAGAGCCGTGGAGTTTTCCTAGTTCTTGAAAGTTATTAATGAGTCGTTCCGACTCGGACGTTTTAGCTTCGAGTGCAGCGATTTTTTCGTTTGCTTGCTTGATAGCGACCGATGCGCTATCAAGAGAGGATTTAATTTCGTTTTTTTCGGCTTCTGCCTGTTGCTTTTGCGCTTCTAACGCAGATTGTTTCTCGGCTTCAGCCACTACCTTAACTTCTGCAATTGCAGAAGTTACAGCATTTGTGATCATTAACTCGATTGCTTTTAGATCGACCGCAGGAGCGGTGAGAGCTTCAAGGGTTTCGGCTTCAAAATTTTTGATAGGAGTAGCTGGCATAGCGTTTTTAATTACGCCGCGTTCCACAGCCTTAGATTTCATCTCAAATAATTCTTTCTCGTCAACAGGTTCCCCATCGGAATCTTTCACGACTACGGGGGTAACTCGTTTGATTTCTTGTAATGTTTTAGGCATGGTGTTTTTCACGATCGCTAAGAAAATTATACTTGAAGTTTTGCTATCACGCCATAACAAAAGCGTTCAGGTTTTTATCAAGAATTCTAGCCTGTCGGCAATTTCCCGCAAATACAAAAGAGCATTCTAGGGAGTCACATATTCCGACGCGACGGTAGTAAGGCGTTAACAGTTCTTGCTCTACCCATACTGCCATGAACGGGGGGTAATGCTCACAGTGCTTGTCTTCGTAAGGAGTGTTGCAGATCGGACAGTAGGATTTTCCGTAAAAGTTTCCGCCAATTGAAACATTCGCCCGCCGACCATAGAGAATATCCGAGGCTCCGGGGTGGGACTGTTCAATAAAAGCAAATACTAAAACCTGATGATAACCGTCTTGCTCAATAATTGCTCTGTCTTCGCTTGGGTTCGGGGACTTAGAAAGTATCTTTCGCATCCCTTCCTCGCTTACTCGTGGTAACGAATAAAGCAAAGCATCGTAAATCATCCCGAAAGTTTTTTCTGCCCGTTCCCATTCGTGATCCAACATCAAAGGACAGCCAGGATAGCTCGCTACCATAGTTGTTAAGGCGCTTTCATCCCACGCCATCAGTGAGCCGTGAATCAGGTTGTTGCTGGCCATCATTGGGAATCGCAAAAGTTCGGACGCTTCCCACGGGTCAGACCCCATCGGGGAGTAAGCATTAATTGCTAATAGTTCCTCGGCTGTCGGTTCGCGCGTTTCTAGTAATTTTTCAAAATCTGAGCGAGTTAGTAGCATGGCTATAAAAAATCCTAATAATAATTCTACTTGTAAAACAGAAGTTTATGGTAAGATGAGCGCAATAAATACAAAATATAAATCAAAAATTTACTTCAGGGAGTACGAGTTACGGGGCAGGAAGCAGCCTCGTTTTTTTTGTCTATAGCCAGCCTGAGCCAGCAAGGAGGTTTGTCGTCGGGCGCGTGCGAGAATTGGAAAAAACAAAATAACATCCGCAATTATCTCGGCAGGAACAGCGATCGGTGGGACGGGGGAGGGTTCCAATTGTCTGCCATCCCGCCGCTTCGTACACTATGCACTCACGGCAGGATTCGGTTTTTGTCCTGATTCGGCGTTCCCATCGGTTTACTAAAGCGTTTCCCCGGCGATTTCCCTCCTCGAAAGCTTCACGAGCTTTAGTGATGTAACGTTTTGAGCGGTTTAGAATTTGTTTTTCTGTTTGAGTTCCAAGTATAATGTCCCGGCTAAACTTTCGGAGTCTAGCGTACTGTGAGCGAAGCATTGCCCCGATCCTTCCGTAGTCGGATTGGGTCATATCTGGCTTCCCGACTCGATACAGTTGGATCGTCAACATCTTAATTTCCTCGCTCATGCGAGACTCCCATTCTCGAACGGTGATTCGTTCAGAAAGCATATCCCGTGTAAGTCGATCAGTCCGATTAATCCTTTCGTTGATCGCCGTAGCGACAAGCTCACGAACACGGGCGGCCGAAATAAATTTCTTGGTTCGGTTGTCGTGATAGCGTCGAGTTAGGGGATTAAATGAAAAATCAAACATAGTCAAAGCTGTTCATCGATCTCTGGTTCAAGAAAGTTTTCAAAATCAGGATCGGGAGGTTTTTTCTTCCAGTCTGAGATTGCTAAATTTATGTCTTCAGAATTTACGTTTGCCTTTGATAATAAGCGTGTTACTGGATCAAGAGTTTTTTCTTTTGGGTTAAATTTGCTTCGCATGATTTACTCAATACAAAGGTCTTCGGGATGAACAGGACAATGAAAAGCGTAACCTTGAAAATATTCTAACCCTAAACTGCTTAAAAGATTAAATTGCAACAAAGACTCAACTCCTTCAGCAACTAAAACTGTTCCTTGTTCTTGACAGAATTTTGCAAAATACTTAATAAAACTAGCTTTTTCTGAATTGTCAGCGTCAACCAAAAATAGGCGATCAAGTTTGATGATCGAGGGAGAAATAGAGAATAGTCTATCAAGCCCTGCGTGATTGCAAGGAAAATCGTCAATAGCAATTCTATAGCCTAAGTCTTTTAAAAAACAAATTTCGTTTAATCCGTTTGGGGAAATAGGATCGCTTTCTGTTATCTCAATAATTACCTTGTCAGGATTTAAAAAAGTCGTCAACTGCTTTATGTGAGTTTTGTTTGCTAATTGAATAGGCGAAACATTTACGCAAACTGACGAGATATTGTACCTATTAATATCCTCACTAACAATTTTTGCGATTAATAAATAAAGAGAGAGAAGCTGATTAGCTTCAGCCGCAACCTCAAAAATATGTCCTGCGCCCTCTGTTTCAAAACCTTTCCAGCGAAGTAAAGCCTCGCAAGAAAACGGAATCTTTTCTGAATTGACAATTGCCTGATAATACGGGCGAATATCGCCTCTGTCTAATGCTTTAAGCAGGTCTGCTGGATTCTTTCTCACTTTTTTCTTTCTCACTTTTTGGTGTACTTTCTTCTGTGGCGGTGTCGTCAGTTTCGTCGCTCGACATTCCATCAATTGACTCTGACCATTCTGGCCAAAGTATCCGATACTTATTTTGAGCATTCTCGGTGTACCAATCAAAGCCTTTGCGTAATACTATCTCTGTGTCGATTGCTTGTTTAATTGCGCTCGTCAGTAGTTGACACCATCCGTACCTCATCCGAGAGTAGCGGCGATCAGGCGATCGAGATAGCTCTTTAGTTCCCCCCTTTGATTCGAGTCCGGGAAAAAAGTACGAGGGAAAGCCAGGGATAATTAGCCTATATCGGCATTGCAAAAGATGATTAATTAATCCCGATAGTTCAGGATTAAGGTTTGCCATTTTGCGAATATCGTGTTTATCGCTAGTTAGTACAAAATCGGTGATCGTCCCTGATTGTCGCCGTAGCTGTATTTCTTGTTCAAATTTTCGCTTGTTTTCTTCGCTTATGCCCGGGAAGATGTACAAGGTCGGATCACTCGCAATGTCATCGGCTTTTCTTTGGAGATTGTCGGCCGCTCGTTTTACGTCTGTCCATGCTTCAAGCGATGGTAGCCAAAGCGAACGCCCATAAAGGAATTCGGGAGAATGCCGGAGATGGATAAGTTTTTCTGGCTCGAAAAAATAATCGGGATCGGAATCGGATAAATACTTTCTTTGTTCAAATCCGATCAGTTGTCCTTGGTCTGTTTCTTTTCGGAACATCTCGAATGTAGGCAGATAAAGACTCTTGTTTACTCCAAAATCCTTGCTTTTGTTCGGAGATAATCCTTCACGCTCAATCCCTAGTTCGATAAAACAATCGCCTTTTCCTAATGTCCATCGCAAGGCTTTTTTAAGCTTGTCCCCTCCGATCACGTGAGAATCTAAAGATTGCTTTCTTTGGCGTAATTCTTCAGCAATTGCAAAAACTTCAGCGTTTATGGGTGTTTCTTCGTCATCGAGCGTATCGGCAATCGCCCAACCTTGATCGTCCCCGTCGCTACTAGCGAAAGTATCATCGGCGGCCATTTCGAGGGAATGGAACACCTCATAGCACCATTGGTTAAGTTCGATTAGCTCACGGGAAATTCGAGGGTTACGAATCGGATTTTCCTCGATTTCTAGGTCGTATCTCCGCGTCATCGATAGAATTCCCGATGAAGCAAGCGATCGCTGTGAACCTCTTAGCGATCCGTCTTGTTTTTTGTCTTTTTTCTTTTTTGTTTTGGCCATCGGGAGCTACAATTCTTTCCCTATTCTAAGGGAAAAAGACGACTTTGTTAGCCGTCTTTCTTGAAACATCACACAAGGAAAGGAAAAAATTTTAAAACTCGTGCCACTCTAGCAATTCGTCTGGCACATCATTGTACTTTTGCCAGATAATACTAGGATCATCGTTGGGATCACCTTCATTGCTAGGAACTTCATAGCTCATCCCGAAGCATTCTATAACATTAGCATAGTTTCTAGTGAGAATAGGAGCAGGGACAACTTCCGATGGACGCAACCAGAGGTTTTCTGGTTCGGGGTTTTGGAAGTTCACCGATAGGTATGGGCCATCGGGAATAACTTCTACGATCCGACCTACTCCACGATCAATATCTTCCTTGATTTCTTCCGTGTTTATCTTGACAAATTCATCTATTTTAAACATTGTTTTACTCCTCTGGTTGATTCAGGATTGCTTTTTCTTGTTCGATAGAAATAGCGGAGTAAAACAATTCATCGGTAAGCCGATCTTGCAAAATCTTAGCTACAGCATTAGTAACAAAAAAGAATTTCCCTTGCGCTAAATTTACGGATGATACGTTTGGCATTACGTCGTATTCGATAAAAAATACTTCGTAACAGTTGACAAAGTGTTGTCTTCCTTTAGCGTCTTCAATTACTAAAGGACTGAATTTATCACTCATGATGACTCCCTTAATTTCTTGACTTAATTAAATCATACATAGTCTTTCTTGAATTGTCAAGTAAACCAGGAGAACAATTTTAGATAACCTGTAAAGCTTTCTCGTAGTACCGAATTCTGTCTTCCAATGCATTAAACCCCCCGTTGACTCGTCGAGTAACTTGTTTTACTGTTGCACCTCGATCAATTAGTGCGTTCATTTTATTGCGATACCACCAAAACCCAGAGGGGAGAAAAAGGTAATTATCCCGAACGTATTGCCACCCCTCCATCACTCTCTGATCGCCAACAAAGTCAGCAAAAGCTTGGTAGTTTGCTCTGCCAGTCATTTGAAGAGCGTCCACGCCACGAAACCGTCGCCCGTCACCAGCAAAGATATTGCCGAGGTCACGCCGTCCTTCGTAGGCAGTTCCTGACGCTAATTCAACCATCCAGCGAAGTCCGCCACTTTCGTGGGCAATTTGAGCTAAAAAGTGGCGGACACGGGGGATAGTAGTAATATCGAAGCGCTTGAGACAGCGATCGAGAGCTTGGAATTGGCGATCTGTAATTGCTCTCCCAAAAACCGCCTCGCACTGGTCTTTACGGACAACAGGAGACTCTATCCCTGTCCCGTCAAAGTGTCCTCGAAAAGCATACCAGTTAAAGCGTCCATCAATCGGAGAATCGACTTCTATTAGGTAGTGACTTCCTTTGAGCTTTAGCCACTTGTAAATCACTTTTTGCCCCTTAGTAATCGGAACAGACTTAAAATCTGTGGGCAAATTCGGAGCGGAGGAGTCAAGGGGGTGAGACTTTAAGAGTGTAGGAGCAGTAGCGAGCAGGGTGTTAATCATTTTGTTAAGTTTCCGTTTTCACTTATTCGCCAATTAACATCTGTCGGCTTACACTTTTTCGTTTTTGAGCAAACAAATCTTTAACTGTTTTAATATTTTCTTCTGGAATATAGGGAGCCTGTACTGCTCGCATTCCTTGACAAATTAGGTGATCCTGTTTTTGTCGTTTTAGCCAAATTTCTAATTCCCGCCCTGTTTTGAATCCTAATTGTTTGGCCATATCAGCTAGACTTCGCCCAACAAAAGATACGTTACGCCCATCTTTGCAAACTACTGTCTCGGTGATAACTTCTTTGACCGGAACGATGGCATTGGGTACACCTTTAATTAAAGCCAGTATCTCAACTCCGTGGAGCGACGCAATTGCTTCTGATTTGTCTAAGATGTATCGATTATTTTGAGAGATTTCTAACTGCATCTCCAATTCTCGAATGCGATCATTCTGTGCTGGAATTACTTCTTTGATTAGTTGTTTCGCTTTCTCAAATCCTTCAACTAATTTTTCTTTGCAGTCTAGAACCTGTTCGGTATTGCGAGAAAACGTCATCAACAAAGTAGCTTGGTACTCATTTAAGTAACAGTAAGAAATTTCGTAAGTCCCTCCCTGTGGTCGTTTCACCACGTCGATTTCAAATTTTACTGGTTCTTTTCGCCCCAAACGGTCAAGATATTTCTTAATTGTTTTAAGTAAACTTGCGTGTTCAATCCCTAATTCTTGTGCAATTAAACGGGAATCAACAACTAAAGACTCGTTAACTGTTACAATCTGAATAGACATAGTGGCTCCTATTAGCCTAAATGTTTAGTCCCCTAGCTTTAACTAGGGGCGATACCAATATTATACCGAAAGTTTTTGTTAAGAGGCTGAATTGTCTTACTTTGTTAAGTTTCCGATAGTTTCTGTTAAGGATTTAAGGTACGCAGATATTTTCGTTTGCTGTTGACGAATTTCCAGTAAATGACGATCATGAGCATCTTGTCGTGATCGTAGTTCGTTAAACTGACGGTCGTAACTGGGCAAGACTAGATCGGCTACCTGTTGTTTTGTTTCGACAACTGCAATGCGTTCGGTCAATCCCGTGATTTTGTCACCTAGAGTTTTAACTGAACTATCGAGACTCCCCACACTTTTATCGAGGCGTTCCATCATTTTTTCAAGCTTACTAGACTGAGTATCGGTAAACTCTGTAGCTTTTTCGATAGTAAGGCGATCTAACTCTTCTGCCTGTGATTTGGATCTGCTCAAAAAATACGATACGACTACTGAGCCTATCGCTAACGTAACACTAAAGATTACGCCCCAGTCTTGCACTGTCCAGTCGGATGGGCGATTAATAACTGTTGCGGGCGGCACAAGGATAGAGGTGGTTTCCATGATGTTTTTTACATTGCTCTATCCGTAATTTTACCCCCGAGGTGAGGAAAATAGGAAGTCATTACCAGGCATAAAGTTCCCAAAAGTAGGAATACCGCCAAAGTTATTCGTATTTACCCAGAGCGTTCGGCACGTCTCGTAAGTACGATCACATCCTGCCGTGAGTCGCACTGAATCGTGAGTAGCGATCGAGTCGGCCGCCCCAGTAAACAACTCGATCCGTGTGGTTCCCGCAAAGGGAAAAAATTGGGACGTATAAATTGCGTAGGATGCGTTTTTGTTCTTGCCATCGAGGAATCTGAGCGTTCCCCACGCAAGGTCATTAAAAACTCCGTAAACCTCGACAATACGACGATCAGCGGCACTTTTGATAGAAGTTGTGTAAGTTGGGACGCTTTTCTGGCACCCCGTCCCGTCACCGTTGTCCTGCCCAAAAAACCACTGGCACAGGGGTGTTACTTTCTCGTCTCGTGATTGCCGGAGCTTGATACTGGCTTCAGTAAGATTTTCGAGGGTGTAGGTTTCGCCGCTTTTCGAGTTAATTTCCCCGACAAAGCCAATTTGTACCCGCTCGTCAGGCAAATCTAAGAGCGAGTCGGGAAGATTTCGCCAATCTATAATCGCCGTGATGATCTTGGCCTCTTGGAAACGGGGCGAAAGAATTAGCGGCTCGGTTAGGTCGTCAATGAATGCACCCCGAAACTCTTCGTTATCTGAATTTAATCCGATAGAGCGATCGAGCGCAGTCGGGTCAAGTGCGCGACGGGACTGATACGTCACCCCGTCGATCCTAATATCCCGCGAGTGATTGGTATATCCAAGCTTTTCCCCGTCCGTGAGTTCGATTAGGATAGCTCTACAAAGCGTCAAAACGGGATCGGAGAAATCCCCACCTGTTCCCCCATCCCCTCGAATTCCGTCCGTAAAGCGTCGGATTTGGAGTTCTCCTAGTGAATAGACTCTTTGATTAGTTTGGTTGGAATAATTGAGGGATTTTGAGTTAAATCGAGAGATAACGTTCCCACCGTTCAGGAGATCGGGGAATCGAAAAGTTGCGCCGGTTCCCTTGTGGGAAAGCCACAAGCAAATTAAATACTCTAGCTCGTTCTGACGCAAGTTTTTTCGTTGCTGTAGAGAATTAGTATCGGCCGCTTTTTGCCGGCGAGCGAACCGTTTCCGCTCGCCACTGGAAAGCTCGATGATGCTGCTCTGAAATTCGGGGGATAGTGTCGAGGCTTTGTAAAGATTGAGCCTGAATTCGTGAGTAGTGCCGTTCTCGAATACTTCGATAGGAACAATTGCTGGTTCGATTCTTGACTCACGCAGAACGAGCGAGGGTATCTCGAATACGCCTTGTACCTTAACTGGGTTCCCGTCAATAACTTTGACAAGCGGCCGATAGTCAAGGCGATCAGACTCAAACGAACAGAGAATCTTAAAAGTCCCTTCCCATGTCAAAATTCCCGTAGTAGGCGGACTGTCGAAAACTACTCGATCAGGAGCTAGAACGTAGCCTGTTAGCTCAGTGTCGCCCTGATAGATTTTCAGCCCAGTATCGGGGAACAAGATCGGGCGATAGTGAGTGTTTCCCCCGCACGAGTAAGCTTTAGTCAGAATAAACTCGGTTAAAATCCCGTCAGCGCCAGGATAAAGAACGCCTTGTGATGTTGCTCCGTTGCCAAGGTCTATCTGGTTTCTCGTAGCTTGATCGTCTGATATGTCCTGATAGAGAAAATCTCCCTTTGCTCCTTGCCTTGCTTCGTGGAAATCCAGAAGACTATCAAGGTCGTCGGTTCGCAGAGCAGACCGGGAGAGATTGAAGATACGGATCGGGTCTGCCCACTCTACGATCCTCTGTTCGGCATCACCAGTGTTGTCGTATTCGTAATTCTGAAACTGGATTTCTACACTAAAATCTTTGTCAGGCAGGATTGGAAAATTGGGAAAATCTACGGGGTAGGGACTTGTCGGTTTATGGGTTGGTTCGACAATTTCCACAATATCGACTATTTCTACATCAAAAGCTGCCAAGCCAAACCCGGCTCCAGACCCCTGAGTAAACCAGTTGGCAGAACCTCTATTCAGTCCACTAGCGTTAAATCCTACTCCAATTACACCAGTAAAGCGATCGCTGTACTGGGAATCAGAAATAACCCAAATATTTTGTTTTTGCCCGTATTTACTAGCTAAAGCCCAGAACTGACTTTGTGTAGAACCGTTTGAAGTGCCGTCAGTATTCTCTATAATTAGCTTGGGATTCTTGTCCCATGAAATGGGCTGAATAGTACGCCACACCGCAGGGCTACTACTGCCGCCAAATATCCCTTGACTTCTGCAAGTTCCAAAGACGTGATAATAAATACCGGGTACCGACATACTTTTTCTGCCTTTCAGTAATTACAAGGAAAGTTTTCTTAAGGATTTTTTTACAATTAGGGATATCTAGGTTTTTAATAAAAAGTCTAGACCGCATAATGTAAATGTCGAGCCTAGACACGGATTAATTTCACATGAAAACTATTTTAGCATCTGTTTTACTCTTTTCTGCTTTTACTGCCCCTGTTTTTGCAACTCCCGAAGCTAACGGTAAAGAAACTATCACTAACGAAGCTTCTGGATTGTGCTTACCAGGGCGACTTCGTTGCTCTAGCGAGGGTAGTCCCCGTTTTTAATTTTGTTTTTCTGGTTCCTAGTTTCCTTGGATGGTGATATAGTCTAGAAAGCGAGTATAATACTCGCTTTTTTGTTTTTTAAAAGGATTGACACCCATGGGTATTGTTGGATGTTTTAAACTTTTTTGGGCTTTGATTAAAGAATCTCCTTTGTGGTTTCAGGTGTTTCTATTTAACCTGCAAGTCTATGTCATCGCAGGGCTTTTCTTCTGGGGAGTCTTCAAGATTGCCGTATTCTTTTTTCATTTGATTTTTAATTAATTCTTCCAGCACAGAAGTAATACTCCGAGTACCTTTGTGACTCCTGAGCCACTCCAAACACTCTGGGGCAATTCGTGCCGAAAATGGGACTCGATCTATTTTTCTATGCTGTTTCATTATAATAATTCCGTTCGCTACATTCTAAACAAGGAATAGACGGATTGACAGCACACTTTAAAACAGGTTCCTTGGAAAAGTAAGGACAGTTGAACATTTTTAGCTGTTCTTCTGTTGATAATTTTCCCCATGTTGTAGGCTCAGGATTGTTATTAGACTTAAAAATACTTACTAAAAACATTGCCGTTAGGTAGCCGATGTGAAATAGACCATGGAGTAGTTTCATATTTAATTACTTGTTCTAAGTTTAATTACTTGTTCTAAGGTTTCTATCGCCTCATCGAGACCAGAAGCGGGTACTTGCTTAACCAATCCAATAAGCTTTAGGAACTTTTGGATGTTAGGGTGATTGATGTCTTGGTTTTGAAATTTCATTAAGTCAATCCTTGCGTCCATACTCTCATTAAAATTCTCTCACTGCCAAATTCTCCTACGCATATCCAGAATTGATTGTTACTACCATCAGGATCAGTACCTGTATTGCGATAAATCTGACCAACAGGAATAGCAAGAGATGTTTTTAATAGGTTTGATGCTACACCAATTGCACGATTAGGACTAGCATCATCTCTAATTACTAAATCGGTTGTGTTTGCTCCTGGTGTTGAGGTTTGACAAGTAATCGAATAGTTAGCGATAGAATCAGCACTTGAAGCTGTAGGCACCCTTAAAGCTGTTCTTGTGTTGCTGTTTATTGACGCTATTCTAGCTCCCGTGCGAAATGTATTGGTTTCGCCCAAAATAAGATAAACAAAATTTAAAGGAGCAAAACTACCAGAATACAACGGATTCTTTAACCAACCATAATAAAAAAAACGGTAGCTACTACTATTAAAAGTGTTTCCGTTCCTTCCGATAGAAAACATTGCTAAAGATTCAGTGTTTAAACACCAATATTGTAATTGGGTTGAATCTGGAATATCAAAAAACCAGGACTGATTGGCGGCTGGTGAGTTATAACTAACTGTCGCAACCTCTTGACTACTAGCAGTATTACTAGAAGAAAGACTGCTTCCTATTCTAAACCTATTCCCAGTAGTAGAAGGGTTATTATTACTACCAATTAAAGCAGGTCTGGCTATAGTTTCCGATAGAGATGGGAGTAATAAGCCCATGGTGTTACTAGAAGAAATAACCGCACAGGTTTGTCCCAAGCTTGTGTTTATCCAATCACGCAAAGTAGTTTGAGAAATATTTTCGGCACGAGAGTCATTAACAAATAAATTACTTCGCCATCCAAAATAATAATTCCCTACATTGTCTTGATTAGTTAAATTAGGTGTACTCATGGTGTTCTGTCAAATTGATTAATATCTTGTGAACAATAGAGAAAAGTACCGTCACTTGCAGATGTAGCCGGTCGCCAATTATCTATTTGTGAATTAGCTAATTGGCAATAGAGAAAAGTACCGTCACTTGCAGATGTAGCCGGTCGCCAATTATCTATTTGTGAATTAGCTAATTGGCAATATAAGAAAGTTCCATCAGCAGGGATTCCTTGATCTCCCCATAGAACTAAGTGAGAAAACATTAAATATAGCCTCTAGAAACTGAGCCAAAAAGATTTGTCCCGTCGCTAACAAAACTAAATATATCAACAGCATTAGGTGATGTTGATAATATAGGAGTTAGCGAAAATTTATAAGCAGAATTAAACGTTAATGTTCTGTTTCCTGTGCTATCTTGTTTAACAATCAAAATATAAGTTCCTCCTGCCTGAATATTAGTAGGGGCGGCTAAAGTTCTGTTACCTCCAAGTGTTACAGTAGCTACTTGCTGAGTATTTAAATTCCAGTTAATGGTTGCTCCATCGGTTAAACTAGCAAGGGGAAATCTTTGCTGTCTGGTGAAATCGTTGACGGCAGAAATTCTAGCTCGATCACTAATTTGTGCCTGTAGTTTTTGCAAGGCTGTCAACAAAGTATCGGTAGCAGCAATTGCTGTATTAGTGCCTGTAGTCAAGCCTGTTAAAACAGTTGCTCTAACCTTGTCAAAGAAATCAAAAAATCCTTTATCCCCTGATTCTTTTCCGTAAAAAGTGTCGTCAGCAGGATCGCCAGCGATACTTTCTGCTGCGTCAACAATGCCATCGTTGTCTGTGTCGTAAACTGAGCGATTCATGTCACCGATGGCAGCGACCCATGCAGTCCCATCAAATACAAGGTCTGAGCCAGAAAGGAGCGACACTTTTAGCCCTGCAAAAGGTGCGTAAAATTTCCACGATCCTGATACAGGTTGTCCGTTTGCACTGATTACTGGGCAAGCGATCTGGTTAGTTTTTCCTGCCCATGCACCTGATGCGCCCGTGGGAACAAGGTAAAAAGAATCGGGAGTTAGTCCGCTTGTCGGGGGCGTAGTTAAGGTTCGAGAAATAATCGGAGCGCGTCCAACGCTCACAAGACGGAATAACTCGTTAGCGACTTGCTCCTTAAATTCTTGGGAAGAATTTAGTAAAAGCCCGTTATCTCCCAGTATTCTCGCTGTAGTCATCTCCAAACTCCTCGCGCATACACTTTTCTATCCAATCGGGATTACTACAGCAACGGTTCAAGTAATCCTGATAACTTTTCACGTCATCTTTAGTATAATTCGATCCGAACACTGCGTATAATTTCCAGAATGTTTTAGGCCACCATTGAGACAGCTTATAGATCCTGACGATTTCATATCGCGCCCATTCTGGTTTTTTGTTCTTATTGTACGCTTCTCGCCTTGCCTGCCGATAAGCGTAGTACAGTTTTTTGTCTTCGTCTGGAAGTATTTGCTGAAGCTTTTCGTTGGCGATCCGTTTTTCTGTTTTTCCAGAAACAAACTCGAATCCACACCCTGGACAGATACGAGCGGAGGCGTGAACTATACATCCACAATTCTCGCATTCCTTGATAGGAGCCTCACCTTTTTCAAGGTTACTAGAATTTCTTAGCGCAGGATAGGTCACGTCCTCGATAAACCCGTGTCGTTTGACATTGCCTGCCTGATCTAGGACAAGGCAATCGGTTTTTTTAAGCCGTGGGCAAAGTCGCTGGCCGCGCCCTGTCATCTGAATATAAAGCGTGACGCTTTTAGTTGGGCGGGAATGAATAATACAGCTAATTTCAGGTAGATTAAAGCCGATTCCGCAAGTATTAATGTTTATAATCCCTCGTGTTTTTAGTTCTGCTACACTTTTAAAAATCTCCCGTCTTTCCTCGGATGGGGTTTCGGCGGTAATCACAGAGACAGGGATTCCCTGATCAGTAAATTCTTTCGCAAGCGAGGCGGCGTGAACTTTTCCTGCTGCAAAACAAACAAACTGACGATTTTGCCCAAGCCGCTTGTATTCCGAGACAATCGACTGTACCGCCTCTAAGCATCGGGTTTCTAGTTCTGCTGCATCAAAATCGCCACCTGTGCTTTTAACTCCTTTTGTGTCGATCTGGTCTTTTGTAGAGAAATAAACGCATCCTACGAGCGCGCCGCGTTCGATCATCTCTTTCGGGGTCGGGCCGGTTACTTGTGTCTCGAAAATGTCTCCTAGTTCTTCGCGCTTTGATAATCGCCATGGGGTCGCTGTTAGTCCGATGACGATTCGATTATCCGATGATAGTTTTTTCCCTGCGAATAAATGTTCTTGTTTCCGCAAAATTTCCCACGCAGAATTTAATTCTTGCATCTTCTCTTTACTTCCCCCGTGATCGGGGGGATGGAGAAGCGCAAGAGATTTATATTTTTGCTTTGCCTCCTCAAAAGTGACTCGATACTCAAATTCTAAGTCTTCTCTTTCGACAGCGATCCCTAAAGTAGCTAATTCGCTAGAAATCTCTTTTATCGAGGTTGTCTGTTTTCCACCTTTAAGATTGTTGAAATTGCCTCGAAACCACTGACAATATCCAGACAAATGTACCTCGTCAAGCAGAATAACTTCGGGATTGAACCACGAAATATCTCGCCTTGCTAAGGTTTGAGTTGTGGCAATCTGTACTTTTTGTAGGCGGTCTTCTTTGTATTCCCCAGCGATTACTCCTGCGGTTAATCCGAATTTTTTAAGTACCTCTATGGTCTGGTCGATTAAACAGGTAAACGGCACAACAATTAAAGTACGGCGTTGTCTTTTAATTGCTGCATCATAGATGATTTGGCAGAATAAAATAGTTTTTCCGTATGAGCAAGGTGCAATAACTAGAACTCGCTTAAATCCTGCTTTAAGCTGATCATAAATCTCTTTTTTAAGAGCTTTTTGATCAGGGCGAAGTTGAATTGTCGGAGTTGGGATTACAGGAGTTTCTTTAAGTAGTGCTAGAGCCATGTTTTTTCTCTCCTTGTTTTTTTTTTGTGAAAGCAATTAGCAATTTCTATTAAGATTAGAATCTAGCCACAACTTTTCTAAGCTTTTGGTCTCCCATTTTTCAAAACCGTAGGGATAACCCATTAACTCTAGCAAGGAGGAGAGATTATTCCAACGAGCATAAAGAGGAGATGCAATTATTGCTTTTTTTACGGCTTTTTGGGGTAGCTGAAGATATACTTTTAATTGTCTAGGGTCATCGCAAAATTTACGCCCGTTCCAGAATTGCTTGACTTGCGAATCTTCTACTGATACTATGCCATACAATTTTTGCAAGATAGTATCAGGACAACGTACTGACAAGCCTTGAAAGCTTGCTAGTATTTCTTCTATTGACTGATTCAATGACTGATTTTTTGATTCAGCAAAAGACTTTAGATGCTGAATCAAATCATTGTTTAGGTAAATTTCGATTTTTTCCATGTCACTTACAGAAAAACTTCAAACAACATATCGTGATATATTTTGGCTAAAAACATATCTTTTTCTGTTATTAAAAGATGCCAATTTTTTATTGACAACCAAAAAAGTTTCCAACCAAAAAACCAATACTTTAGTTTAATCATTATCTTTCATTTACTTTTTACTTCTTCTTGCAGTGCGATTGCGCTATGAATTGACAAAGGTATATCGTTGTCTAACAGTTCGAGGGTTTTGTCGTCTTCCTTGACGTTTGTTCGTGCGTCAAGTAAGCTGTTTTGATATTTACCTGTTAGCTTGATTTGCAAAAGGCTTCTTTTTCCTACTGGCGATATGGATTCTATCTCTCCTGCTAAAAATAAAGGGCTAACATCGTATAACAGGACTTTATCGCCGCACTTTAGGTCTTTTACTGTTTTCATAGTTTTCTCCATTCCTTTAAATTGGCTTTGCAAGTTAACAGATGGGCTTTAAATCGTTCAACGGACTCTCTTTCTTCGATTTGCTTAACAATTCCTTTGGAGTTTTCGGGATCGTGTTCGCTTACGGCTTTCCAAGAAATAGCTTTTTCTCTCATGCTGTCACCTTACTTTTTAGCTGACTTTAACTTGACTGGGAGCATTCCATGCTTTTTTAGCTGTGCATTTATCTCGTTGATTTTGTTAGTCAAAATTTCTCTTTTGAGTTTGCCTGTTGGATCAATAGTTCCTGTTGCCTTAGAGTGCAATTGTCCTTTATACCAACAAGCTAAAGAGACGAGGGTTTGTCCGTTTTCGTGCAACAAAGGGTTCATCCGATATTCCTTGTTTTTGTCGTTGATTGAATCATATCAATTCTTTCTTGAATTGTCAAGTAAGTTCTGTAAAATCTTCTTTCCGAAAACAGAAAAACTTGTATCCCTTCCACTCAGGGAATTCGGGATCGGTTGATTCAAAGTGATAATAAGTTCCGAGTGCAGTTTTTATCGTTCCAAGGGGTTTACAAATATTAAAAATATGCCCGAAAGAAGTCACTTGGTAACGGCGATCAGGATAGCGTGATTCTTGGTACTCTCCGACAAAAATAGGAGCAATAGTCTCTTTTTCTTTTGGCGACTTGGCTGACTTGCTTTTTCGGCGGTATTGATAGCTAGAAAGTGGGAAAGGAGCTACAGGAGTAAATCGGTCGTCGTCTTTACAGGTAATTACTGTTGTTAGTCTGTAGTTGTCTTTGTAATATTTTTCAAGCTTCGATTGGTATCTTTCTATGTCTGCTTTTTTGATACATCGTCTATATTCTTTGTAATCTGGAAGCTTCGATGTGTCTCCGCTCAAAAAAACTTCAAAAACTTTGTTAGGACAAGGCAAATCTGGATCAAGAATTTCTTGTTCTTTTGTGTAGTCTTCTGTTGACCAATCAACAAACTTATAGTGATTCCAATAGCGGGGACGATTTTTCTCCCCAATTCTTTCATTCCACAAGAGTTCTATATCATCAAGACTTAAAGCGATTAGCTCATCGTCATTTTTCGTAAAAGGAGCATAAAAATAACCGAATTTTCTTTCACATAATAATTTTAGTCGAGCAGTCGCTCTGTTCTCTTTTTTAAAAAGCCAAATGCAGTCTATCCCTTTTCGATGATAAAACTCAGTTCGAGCAAGGAATTCTCTATCATCCATCCTTGAAAGTTGTACCTCGAAAACAATAAGTGGCTTACCAGTTTGATCTGTTAAACAGAGGTCTGCACGGCGTTCATTCCCGAATCTTCTTTCGGGTATTAATTGATTTTCGGAAATTCCTCTTTTTACCAGTTCTCCTAGCAGAAGAATAACGCACTCGCTATGTTCTGCGGTTGAGCGGAGTCCATAAGTACAGGAAATTTCTCGATCACCGAGATGGGAGAAAAAAACTCGTTCCCCTTGAGATTTTTTAATACAGAATTTTGATCCACAATCGGGGCAGGAAAAAGTGTGTTCCTTAAACCTATTGATTAATTCTAATCTTGACTTGAAATGAAGGGAAACTACCCTGGTAGGCGTTTGATCGGCTTCCCGAACAGCAATACTTGTAAAAGGCAT